AACCCGGTCGCCGACGTGACGTGGAAGATCCGCTCGGTCGCGTTGAGTGCCGCCGCAATGGTCGTAGAGGTGAGAGACATTGTCCTGGTCCTTCCGTCCTGGGAGGGCCGGTAATCCAGGCCCTCCTTTCAGACAGTGGAAAGAGCGTTGACGATAGAGGCCAGCGTTACGAGCTAACCCGGCACGCGAGTTCGGGACGCAGCACCGCCCAGCCGTAGAGGATGTCCAGCCGGCACGGCCAGAGATCCGTGTTGATGTCGTACTGCCGGATGATGCGGATGCTCAGCCCCAACTGCTCGTCCGAGGCCCGTCCGCTCATGTCCGTTCCACCCGGCTTCGGCAGATCCGCCGTCGCCAGACAGAAGGCGTCCCGATGGAAGCAGAGACCCTGCGGCGTGGAGTCCTGCGCGAGTGCGGCCAGTCCGGCCTGCGCCGTGTCGAAGACCTTGATCGCCTTCTCGGACGGAATCGGCACGGTCGCGCAGTAGCAGTTCTGCTCCGCACCCGACAGGTAGATGGTCGGGCTGATCGGGATGGTGATCCCGCCGGCCGTGTCGCTGATGTCCTGGGTCACAACGAACTGCATCAGGGACCCGGTGCTCTGCCGCGACTGCGGGTTGACCGCGTAGACGTCCGTGATGCTGATGACGTCGCCCTGCTTCAGGTTCGTGGTGCTGGACGAGTTCGTCCAGCCATCCGTCACGACGGTCGTTGCACCGTGCGCCGTGGTCCCGTTCGTCACGGGCGTCCCGACCGCGTTGCCGACCGTGTGCGTGGCGATGTTCTGGTCCATGAAGAACCGGAAGCCGCCCGCCTCGCCCATCTCCCCGGTGCGGAACTGCTGGCTCATCGTCCCGGTCGGGTTGAAGTAGGCCAACATCGAGTTCATGAGCGTGACCTGCATGGTCGGATCGAGCGCCGCGTAGCGCAGGTTGTCCTTCGGCGCCGCGTTGCTATCGAGCTTGGCGCCTGCCTGCAGGTAGGTCAGGAGCGCACTCGGCACCGTGGCCGGCGTCCCAACGTGGTTGTAAATCTGCTTGTAGAGCAGCAGACCGTTCTGGTCGATCTTGTTGGCGAGCGCCGCCACGGCTGGCGAGATGTAGCGCTCTCGGAACAAGTCGATGGTGAGAGCGAGATCCTGTGAGGAGAACTGGAAATCGACGTGGTTCTGGGTGTCGAGCTTCACCGGGACCGAGGTTTCCTTCGCGTCCTGGATGTCAAGCGCCTGCCCAGTGGACACCGTGTACCGAACGGGCTTCCGCACGTTCAGCACGTCCCCGATCTTCGCGCCCGACACCGCAAAGCGGCTGTCGTACTGGCGATTCACCTTGCCTGTGAATCCCAGCTGATTCACCAGGACCGCGAGGGATTCCTGGGTGATCATTTCGATGGTCAAATTCGTGTTGGCCACTGCCGTAACCTCTTGGAGTGATCCGAGTTGTCGTCATGGGTTGTTCACTCCGGCGATGGCTTCTGCACGCTCGGCCATCGAGTTACGAGCGACGTGGCACGAAGTCCACGAGTGTGCTGACGCTGACCCTACTTACTCAAATTTTGCTCAGATCCTTGAACGGGGCACCTTCCGCGCGGCGCCTCGCGTAGTAGCTCATCATGTCGGACTGCGCCGGGGCGGCCGGCATCGCCGCGCCCCGCACCGGGTTGATGGGCGGCGGGGCCTGTGTCGTCGCCGCCCGCGTCACTGCGGCCACTGCGGGCCGCGAGACGTGTCGATCCTGGAATCTGCCCAGCTCCATCAACGCCTGCCGGGGCGGAAGCTGGGAGAGCCGCGCCGTCTCGGCCAGATTCCGGCCGAGGGCATACGCGAGCGCCGGCCCAGACTCGTTGTCCGGGTCGAGTAGCACTTCGGCGATCGTGTTCGAGACCAGAAAGTCGGGATTCGTCACGACGTCGTCGTAGTCCGGATGGTCAGCGGCAAAGGCTTTGGCCCGCGAAACGACTTTGGCGCGGCCCGCTTCCTCCTCCTTTGCCTTGCGCTCGGTCTCCTGTTGGACCCTCCGAGTTTCCTCCTCGGCTCGTTCCTGTGCTCGCAGCGTCTTGTAGGTCTGCCGACCTGCCCAGGCGCCCGTGGCCAGGACATAGTCTTCGTAGCTCTCGAAGGTCTCCACCTTCGGGCGGGGATCCTTCGGGTCGTCAGGCAGTGCGTTGGCAGTCGCCAGCGTGCCCGTGGTGGCACGATCGTCGGCCGGTGCGGCTCGCTGCTGCTCCAGCACTTCGAGGCGTCCCTTGAGGCGCGCAGCCTCCTCTCTGGCTGCCGCCGCAAACCGCTCGGCCTCTCGCTGCCCGCGAACCGCCCGGTCAATGCGCTTCTGCGTCGGCGTCCGCGTGTCGCCAGCCGGCGAGGGCGGCTCTTGTGCCGTGGCCTCGACGTCCTCCTCAGTCTTCGGCTCGCCAGCCGGTTCGGCGGGCGTGGCCGTGACGGACTCCGGCGCGGCAGGTGCGCCTGCAGCCGCAGTCGCCTGCGGGTCGATGTCGAGCGTGACGGGCGTGGTCTCGTCTACCATCTCTCGGTCTCCGGCGCGGGGCGTGCCCGCGAAGTCACTACACGGCGCGGCGTCAGGCCGCGAATCTGGGCCGTACAACAAAAAAGCCACCTACTGCACCGGATGTCGTCCGGCACGGCAGATGGCCCTGTGTCTGCGGCCCTTGTGAACCTTCGGCCGTCGCTGGGCCAGCGACTTGTCAGCAGGCTAGCTAGGCCCGCTCAGGCCGAAGAGGGACGTTCTACTTCATGTTTTCCCGTCTAGCTCCCATTGGACGATTTCGGCCCTGTGTGCTTCGTCATACCAGCGTCGCTCTCCTTCAGGACCAAGAGGCACTTCCTCCCATGCGGCGTTTGGAAACACAGCCATCGCCTTTTCCAGCGATGAGTAGACGCCAAGGTCGCATCGCGCCTCATATTCGCCGTCGAAGACAACCCAGACCTTCATGCGCCAGCCTCAGTGGCCTCTGGAACCGGCTCATAGTCGCCGCACCAATCGTTGGAAAACACCGCAGGCCAACGTCGGGCGGACTGCATGTAGCCGACCTCGCTTAAGACGCTAGGTGCTATGGGCGCATGACGTCGGCACGAGCCGTCTCCTTCCATGGTACTCAGCTCAGCAACGAAGAAGCGGCAGGTCGCGCAGGTCTCGTCGCTCATGCCTTTCCCACCTTCGCCTCCACGTACTCCCCACACCAGTCCTGCATGTGCGTCACGGGCCAGCGAGCCGTTGACGCCTCGTTCAACGACACATCCGGTCTCGGCGCGAACCGCCGGCAGTTCCCTTTGCGAACCTTCTCGCCCTGTTCGGACTGCCAGTATCGGCACGTCATGCAAGTTGCCGAGGGTTTCATGGCTCTCAGTTCCGAAGCGTTGCCCGCGTTTTCTCGTCTACCAACCGCTGATACGCACACGTCACGGACAATCCGTCACTCGCCGGAAGCACGTAGCCCGGCCCCGCTTGAACGGCAAAGCGCTCGCCGCAGTTGCCGCACTGTAACTCCTCGCCAATGATGTCGGTCGGCCACGCCGAAAGCTGCGAATACCCGCAGGCGCGACACTGTTGAACGCCGATGACGTAGCGATACGCCGTCATGCCCCCACCTTCGCCGGCTGCTTCTTCGCCACCTTGGCCGCTTCCTTCGCTCGCTTGTCCTCGCGGTCCGCGTTCACCTCCGCCCGCTCGTCTTCCCGGTCGGCCTGCTCCTCCGCCTGCGCCGCCTCATACCGCATCTCGCGGTCCTTCTGCGCGATCTCCAGTTCCGTCTCAATCTGGCTCATGCGCGCCCCGAGCAGCGCAATCGCCTCCGCACTCTCCGTCTTACTCTCCGCGATGGCGATCTGTGTCTGCGCGTTGATCTGCGCGATCTTCTCCCGGCTCGTCAGCTCCATTTCCTTCGACGCAAGCGCATCCTTCGCCTCATTCAAGGCGCCCGTGAGCGCCTGAATCATCTGGTCCATCTGCATCAACTGCTGCTGAACCTGCGGCGGAATGGGCGGCGGACCATCCTCTGGCTCGTCCTGTAGCTGCGGCGGGAGCGCCTTCTTCAGACGCTCGCTCAGTTCATCCGCGCCCGGCCAGTCCATGTTCTTGACCGCGATGTCCAGCGTCAGAGGCACGATGGGCGGCGCCGCCTGCGCCAGAGCCAAGTAGCCCTCGACCGCTTCCTCGCGCTTCGACTGGTGACTCGGCCCCACATTCACTGTTACGTCGTACTTGCCCACCGACAAGTCGAAGATCCCCTCGACGCCCGGCGGAAGCTGCTGCTGCGGTGGCGCACCGCCCTGCTGTCCCGCGTGCACCATCACCGCCCGCGACTTGTCGTCCAGCCCGAGAATCCGCACGATCCGCGGCACGTCGTACAGCCGCGGGATCAGGTCGATCAGAATGCGCCCAAGGTGACGAATCGCCCGCCCCAAGTTGTCGATGTAGTCAGAGTTGCCGAGCTCGCTCTGCTTCTGCCGGGCCAGGATGGCGCGACCCGAGACCTCGCTCCGGTTCTCCGCCGCCTGCACGTCGACGTAGCCCGTCACGGCCCGGATGTCGTTCTCGTTCTGCTGGCTGGCAATCATGATGGCCTGAATCGGCGGTTCGAGCACTTGCCGCTGCGGCGGCGGTGCGAGTGTGCCAGCCAGCGAAACCGGTTTGTATTCGAGGTACGGGAAGTTCCGGACGTTTGCCTGCTTCCACTCGACCTCGTGCCCCTCGAACTGCCCTTCCGCCGCAATGAACGGCGCCCGCGGCGCAAGCGCGATCATCTCCGTCGCCGAGCTCTTCCAAAAATTCGCCATCCGCTGGGCGTCCTTCGCCTTCCGCGTGATGCCCTGGTAGTCCACGACGCCGTCGATGTCCACTTCATCGCCGATGACCGGCACGATGGGAATCCAACGACCCGGCCAGTCCCGGCCAGCCGTCCGATCCTCGTTCCCGTCCAACACGTCGTTCGCACAGATGAGCGCCCACTTGATGCGCGGCACCCGCAGCTTGCGACTCCGCATCCCCAGCGGCACAGGTTCGCCCTTCCGGATCAGACGCGGCCCCATCTCGGTCTCGACCAGCGTGGCGTCCTCGTCCTCCCGGTAGAAGTACTCGGCGACACGCACTCGCGGCTTTGGATACCACGCTGCATCCAAGCGGTTGCCGACCGTCTCGAACTCGGTCAGGGACTTCGCCGCGCTCCCCTCGCCATACCGCGCGTCGAACTCTTCCTGCGTCAGATCCTCGATGACAAACGCGTACCGCGCATCGGAGCCGTCGAACTCCACCGCGCTCGGGTCCATGTAGATGCTGAAAGGATTCCGCACGCGCTTGATCTTGGCGACCTGATTGAAGCTCTCTTCGCTCTCGTACTCCGTCACCACCCGCAGCCAGCCCCGGCCCATCTTCGCCTCGTGGCCCACGCTCGTGTCATACGCCACGTCCGCGTCCGAGTTGACCTCGATGACCCGGCACATGCCCTGGAGCACTTCAGCGACCTCGGGGTCCGCGAAGTCGTCCTGTGGCGACACCCGGATGCCCGGGCGCGTCTGCCGCGCCTGGTTGATGACCTGCTTGATCGGCTGTGAGAGCTTGTCCACTTCAAGACACGGTCGCTCCTGCCCGGGGATGGACCGCTGCTTCTTGATCGCATCGGGCCACTGCCCACCCGGCTGGAGGAAGCGCAAGTCGTCCAGCATCGCCTCGCGGAGCGTGGCCTCGACATCCGAGACCAGGCGCCAGCGCTTCTTCGCCGTCTCGAGGAACTCGTGGCGAGCCTGCTGCCGGACGGCGTCGCCCTCGCGGTCCTCGACCGGCTCACCCTCGGTATAGAGCGTCAGCGCGCCAGCAGGAAAGGCTTCGGCCATGCTACTTCTTCCCGATCTTGTCGAACGCTGCCAGACCAGCAAGCCCGCGCTTGATCTTCCCGTAGTTGCTCTGCTTCAGCCGCGGGTCCGGCTGGGCGCCCGGCGGCAGCGGCAGGTCGCGGTCCTTCGACCGGCGCGGGTGACTCTGCTTCACAGGTTGAGATTTTGCCATGATTCAGCCCTTCCGGCCCTTGCCGTGGCCTGTCCGCCGCGCCGTGTCAAGAGCCGCCGCTACCGCCTGCTTGTGGGGATGGCCCGCCTTGACCATCTCCTTGATGTTCGCGCTGACCGTCGCCTTCGAGGAACCGTGCTTCAGAGGCATCGCTACTCCTCTGCTCTTCGTCTCCGTCTCCGATTATGACCGTTGCGTAACAACGCCCATGTCCGCAACGAATGCAGTAGGCCATATACCGGACGACATTCGAACCCACATTCTGAAGTTCGCAGGTCCTCCAAAGGTTGGCCCCACATTTCGGGCAGAGGATTGGAGTGCCAGATTGACTCGGCTTGTCGGCTGCATCGCTCATCGTCCCCTCACCAGCCACGTCAACCGCGCCCACAGTCCGCGTTTCTGGAACGCCTCGCCCGCCTCGACCCGCTTGCTCAGCCCGTCAATCCGCTCCGCAAACGCCTGCAGCGCCACGCCCACCGCCTGCTGCTGGGTCTGCTGCTGCTGCAGCACGCGCCAAGCGTCCTCGCCCAGCACGCGCCGCACCTGACGCCGGCCTTCCTTCATCACGGTCGCGCTCATCGCTATGAGTCCTCTGTGTCCTCTTCAAGCCCCGCGCTCGGCAAAGGCGGCGTCCACAGCTTCCGCGCGTCTCTCCGGCCAGCCATATACCCGCGATACCAGCAGGCGCGCAGGATGTCATCGGCGGGCCGTCTCAGCTTGTCGTCTGTCAGCACTTCGCACGTTCCAACAACCTGCCCACCGAGACGTAGCGTCACTATGGTGCGAGTTGGAACGGGCGTCGGTGTTTGGTTCATGATGTCCTCTCAAGCCGCACGATGTTCTAACTTGAAGGCCGACCTTCAATGTCATAGACCAACTTGCCCGGGAATGCCTCTCGTAGGGCCCTGACGGTGGTCCCAACGCCTAGCCTCGCCTTGCAGAGCCCGCACAACCTCGTGAACCGCGCCCGCTGAATAGGTCGCACGTACCGCGTCTTACACCGGCCGCAAACCGCAACGTCCACGTCATCCGTCGCCACAGTTCCGTTCATCCCTTCCTCCTGCGGACTCACTGCATCCACCCTTGTCCCGCAGCCATCGGGTCCATGTAGCGGCGCTCCTCGCGCTGCTTACGCTCAATAGGAACCCGGTGCTGCACCGCCAGCATGCGGTACGCGTCCGACCCGTGACTCGCCCAATCGTGAAGCGGCTGCGGTTTGAACTCGTTCAGGCGGCTGTTGTAATCCCGCTTGTAGTGCTGCAGCGCTTCGAGGCCAGCCTTGCACTTGGCCGCATCGAACCAGCACTGCGGGAACAGCATCCGCCCCGCATGGATCCCGTCCTCCACCGGCACGGTCGGCACAATCTGAAACCGGATCCCCAGACTCGCCGCCGCCTCCAGCCTCGACCGTCCCGAGGCGAGCTCGCGCACCTGGATGTCATGCGGCGCATAGTGCGTCCCGTAGACGTAGCCACGCGCCTGCAAGACAGCGGCGTAGTGCGGCAACCCTTCCCCGCTCTGTTCGTAGTAGTCGATCAGCCGCACTTCGCCCGACCGTAGACTCTGCACGAACCAGATGGCCGTGCTGTCCCCGATGCCTAGATCCCAGTACGTGTCGACCGGCAGGATGGGCTCGTGCGGCACAGCCGTCACGCGCCCCTGCTCGCGGGCCGTCTGAAGTTCCGCCGCGTAGATGGCGCCCTTGACCGCCGCTTCGAAGGAACACTCGAACTCCTGCGCGTACTCGTCCGCCGTCATCACCTGGCGTGCTGCGGCAAGCTCCTCCGGACTCAAGATGCCCGTGTCAGACGCCTTGAACTCGCCGAACCACCAGCCCGGCTCAGTCTTCGCCACTTGCACGATGTCGTAGAACTGGTTCTTGCCGTTCGGCGTGCCAAGGAAGCAGGCCCAGCCCTCGCGGTCGGCGAGTGTCGCCCTGAGCACTTCTGTGAACACCGCCGGCGGGTGGAGACCGTACTCGTCCAGCACGACGCCATCGAGGTAGATTCCGCGCAGGCTGTCCGGGTTGTCAGCGCCATAGATGCGAACCTGCCCACCGTTCGGGTAGTCGATCCGCAGCTCCGTGTTGTTGACCTCGACACCCGGGATCGGCATCGCGTAGTGAATCATGTAATCCCACGCGATAGCTTTGCCCTGGCGGTAGGTCGGAGCGAGGTACGCGAAGCGAGGCCGGGGACGGTGGAGAGTCAGCGCCATCCGCTGTAGATGGTTCACCGCCGCAACGGTCTTGCCCATTCGCCTATGACAGACCGCGACGGCCCACCGATACGAGGCCAGCGCGGCGTGAATCTCGCGCTGCTGAGGACGCGGGGCGTACGGGATGGTTACGACTCGCTCTGCCATTGGATGATCAGCGGGCCGCCCTCGGCGCCTGTCAACTCATGGGTTTGCATCGCCCTGCCCCAACCGCGGTCGAGGAGTTCTCGGGCCGCCATAACCTTGGCCGCAGCCGGGCTCTTGGGATCCCTCACGATATCGACCAGCGCCGCGAGCGCGTCCTTAGTGTAAGCCGCCGCGAGAATGCGGACATCAACGCGCGCATCCGCGCCGGCCCGTGTTTTCGACCCGGGCTTCCGTCCCGAACCAGGCCGCGAGCCCCCTCTCGGCATTTGATTGCGATTGATTCCTTTGGTTTACGGGTCGAGCACTACCATACGGTATACCGCATGAGGTGGGGAGTTGTCGAGGGGGAAAATGCGCTCCCGATTCGCGCCGCTGCTTGGCGTCCTCATGCCCAGGGTCCAGCGAGGCGACGGTAGCGCCGCGGTTGCGGTCCCCGCCGTCGCCCAGCGCGTTTCGGCTCATGGCTCCGGGCATCCGACGTGGCTTCCTGGTCGAACCGGCTGTCGCGCCGCTCGGCCCTGTCGCACAACAGGCTGCCCGGCTTGAGCCCCGGCAGCGCATAGCGAGGCGTGCCGTCCCACACCACGGTCAGGCTGATCACTGGCCGTCTCCTGATGGGATGTCTATCTGCGCGACAGTCCATAGCTCGGGTCCATCGGCACTCCCTTCGTGAAACCCGGTCAGTCGCCATCCAGCCCGCACGCGAGCCTCGAACACTCGTAATCGTCGAATCTCCTTGATGCACCACGCCAGATCGTCGGGTGCATGGGCAATGAGGTTGGCGTCCGCTTGGTGTTCAGGATTGGCGGCCGACCCCACAACCTCGCACACCCACGTAACCCTCTGGTCGTCGCGCTTGATCAGTTGATTCTCGTAAAACCAGCGCGCGGGACCAGTCGCCTTCAGCCGCGCCTCGATTGCCGCCAGTCGATCCTCGGTCTCAGCCATCACGCCTCCTCGCCCGGACGAGGCCGGGACTTGTCGCCTCGCTTGGCCCGGCGACGCGCACTAATCTCGCGGCGGACTTCACCCGACCGCTGCCCGCCCTTCCGCGCAGCCATGCGTACATCCTCAAGACAGTCGCCACAGTAGATCGGCGCGTAGCCTCCATCCACCGTCACGGCCTGTCCGCATCGTCGGCAAGGCTCAGACACCATCATCGTCCTCCCCTTCGGTCGGCTCCGGCGTGAAACCGGCCCGTTCGTAGTCCTCGGAACCAGAATAGACACTTGTCGCGATTGGTTCTATTCTGGTTCGCTGGTGCCCAGTCGTACCAGTTTTTACCTCTGACGTAGCAACCAACCGTAGATGCCCCTCAGCAGCTGTACGTACCGGCGCGAGGTCGGCGCTGGCCGGATCGGGAAAAAGGTGGTTCTCTGGATCTAGGTACCTTATAGAACCACTTGAACCAGAAATGGATTTAGGGCTTAAGTCGTTTGTTTCCAACAGCTTTTTCTGGTTCAGGTCTAAAGGCGATTTTTCAAGATCGCGTGAACCAGAAATCTTGATACGCTCCGTATCAGGGTGTGGCTGATTTACCACAGCCTGATAGACGAACGGATCGCCTCGTTTTCCGGCGCCTGAGCGCTGGACGTGGCCTCGGCGGAAGAGCGTCCGGAGCGCCCGCGCCTGGTCGGTCGGGTGCGCTTCGACCTGGTCGCGGAGCCACCGCTCTGTCACCGGTTCCGCTTGGCCGTTCAGCACCTCAAGCAGCTTGGCGGCCGCATCGTTCGTCTTCATGTCCTTTTCGGACCCAGCCAGGGAGCAATGGCCGGTATCCTTGTCCATCATCACGACGGCTGGCTCAAGGTCGTCCCCGATGCGCTGAATACTGCTCAGGCTCCGGTACTGTTCCCCTCGACTCAGCATGAACACGTTGTCCACGCTGCCGGCGAGAGCCGTGGAACCAAGGATGGCATCCATGCCCTCACCCGCCTTCTTCGCGTGATGGACGACCATGACGGAGGCATTCGTGTCCCGCGCCAGTTTCAAGATCGGCGCGAACCGAGTTGTCACCTCCGCGTAGTCGCTCATGTCCTTCGCTTGAATCAACCGTTGCAGGGTGTCCACGATGATCAAGGCCGGCTTGTCCTTCGCGGCCAGCTCGTGCAGCTTCCGCAGGATGTCCTCTGGCGCCTGTCCCGTCAGGATCTTGATCGGCACATCCTGTTCGGCCCGGGCTCCCATCATCCGAAAGTGTCGCCGGAGTTCCGAGCGCTTGTCCTCGAGCGCCAGGTACCAGACGGTGCCCGATTCCGTCGGATGGCCAAGCCACCGGTGTCCGGTCGCCACGGCGTAAGCCAGGTTCCGCGCCAGTACGCTCTTGCCGGCCTTTGGCTTGCCCGCCAGCAGCACCACGGAGCCCCAGGGGATGCGATCCTCGACCAGCCATTGAATCGCGTCGTCGGGCTCTGAGAGCAGTTCTGAGAGGGATGTCAGCTCAAGGCTGACTGACTTCGCCACCAGATGTGCGTCGGGATTGAACGGAGGGGCATTACGGATCAGGCTCAGCAGTTCCGCCTTCGTCTTCCCCGCATCCAGCCAATCGCTGACATCTCCCCCCCTGGAGGGGAGGTCGGGTAGGGGAAGTAGCTTCACGAACAGTCCAGCATCGTGACAGGACCGGGCCACCTGTCGGCCGTGAGCCTCTCCCGGGGGATCGTTGTCGGGCAGCACCACGATTCGCTTGGCGCCCGCCGCCACAATCTGTTTTGTCAGATCCTCCTGCCACTTCCCCGCGCCGCCGCTGTTCGTTGTGGCCGGCAAGCCGATACTCCAGAGCCGGTCGGCGTCCTTTTCGCCTTCTACGATGACGATCGCCTCCTTTCCCTGCAGCTTGTTCAGTCGATAGCACAGCCGACGCACGCCTTGCATCTTCCAGATCCACCCGCCCGCACCGTCTGGCCGCCGTTGCCGAAAGTCCTTGGCGCCATTGCTGCAAAATCTGATCGACTGGTACAGCAGATTCCCATGTTCGTCCCGATAGTCGTACGCGATGTGCGCCGCGGATCGAGCCGAGTCCAAAGGAAACAGATCGCGCATCTCCAAGCCGAGCGCTGCGACAATGCCTTCGGGCGCACAGCCGGCGTGGCAGTGCAAGAGCACCCGCCCGTCCTCACCAACCGAGATGGACAACGAGGCCTTAGTATCCTCATGACACGGGCAGCAAACCATCCAGCCTGTCGAAATCTGCCGCTTACGGGCGCACCGGGCGAGAACCGTCTCAAGGCTCATTGGGGTGTTCCACGGCGGTCGAACCGAGCTGAACAGGCCGCCACAATGGCTGGATGCGTCGGACGTCCCGGTGCCAATTCGCCCTCGGCGCAATGGTCAGGATAGAGGGTCGTGGCCGTGTCGCTGAAGAACCGGTGTTCGGTCAGATGATAGGCGTCCGCGTCGAACAGATCCACGTCATGCCAGTCCCACCCAATCGGATCGGTGTCGTCGGGCCAGATGGCCCAGTAGTTCGTGTCGCGCGGCGGACCGTCAAGAATGAGAACTGGAAACCTCGAACCTTCAGCCAGGGCAGCGGCTTTTCTGATGGCGTCAACCGACAGATTCACTCGGTCGCGATAGTCGTTCGGCTTGACTTCGGCCCACATCTGCACTTGCGGCAGCCAGAAGTCGGGTAGGTAACGGAGCCCGTCTTTCAGCCTGAAGCCCTCGGGTTCGTAGTCCCATTCCAGCTCGAGGCGATCAAAGCACACGCACCAACGGGCCTCGAGGCGGCTGCGAAAATGGTGGTTTCGATAGTGCGTCGGAAGCACGCGAATCGCGGCCGGCCGCGGTCGGTAAGGTTCGAGGCCGGTCACGCCCTGATGGTCCCCGCCTTTCCCATTCCTCACTCCCTCACCCCCTCCCCTACCGCCACAGATCACGTTCTCGCATCTCGGCGATCTCCGCCTCCAGTGCCTTAATGCGCGCCAGCGCTTCGTCCCGTTTCCGCCACGCTTCCGCTAGGTCTTTTTGCCGCTCCCGCTGAATGAGTAGAACAGCGTCTGCCCCGGCCTGTGCCTCGTCCCTCTCGCGCTCGGCCTGGACCAGCCGTTGCTTCAGCGCCGACTCGGTACCGGTCGAGAGCGTGATGTATGCAGCTTCCAGTTCCCGCACCTTAGCCTCAGCCCGCTCCAGTCGCCTTACGACTTCATGGGGGTTGCCGTACTTCACTGCCAATTCGCCAAAGCCGTCGATGAAGACCCACAGCGCATCGCTCGACACTGCAATGCCGGTCTTGTCGTCGAGCAGTTTAATGTGCAGATCAAGCGCCGCCTCCTGCTCCCGCAGGCGGGCAGCAGCCTCGCACGGTCGGCACGTCTGCTCGCCGCGGTGCGCCTCGTGGCAGGGCGGGATGTAGCGGGCGGCCCCCGGTTCGTCGTACTCGCAGCAGTGGACCTCGACATACGTCGCCAGGTCCTCGGTCGTCTTGTCACTCATAGCTTCCTCCTCATCGCGGCCTCGGCCTGCTCGGCGCGGTCCTCCTGCTCCTGCATCTCATCTCGCAGCGCTGCGATGACGAGGGCTTGCTCCCCTAGGCGGGCAGCGGCCTCGCGCAAGTGTTCCTCGGCGTTCTCTAGCACGCCCTGGATGCGGCAACCTAAGTCCTCTTCGTCCACGCGCCCAAGGGTGTCGATGCGTCGCGCCGTCTCTTCGCACGCCGCCGCAAGCTCCTCAATCGTCAGTTCGCTCATCGCCCCTCCATCCGGTGCCACACTTGGCACGCGGGACAGCCAGTCTCGAGATCGCCCCCGCCACAGGTGCAGCTCGCGTTGACGGCGCGGCGCAGGCGTGCGCGGTAGTCTTCCCAAAAATCACGCGGCATCATCAGTTGAATAGGCGCCTTCGCCGTCAGAGACGACGCGCAATCGTGCGTGCCGCCCAGCGGGAAGTAGGCGCCGCAATGTGGGCAGGCCAACCACGACTGTCCATGAACCCGCACGCACTGGGCACGAACTGAGCACACGTGCCCGTGTCCCTCGGGAATGGCGATACCGCAGAGCGGACAAGCGGTGTAGCTCTGCCCGTTCATCGCGTCCCCTTCTTCGCCTTCGCCTTGGCCTTGGCTGGCACGTCGTAGGTCAGGGTGCAGCGTCGCACGTCCTCATAGCAGCACAGGGCATCCGCTAGTGTCGGAAATACGTCCGCCTGACGCACGCCCCCGTAGTAGTCCACGTCTCGGTAGAAATGCGGTTTACCTTCGCTGAAACCGAGCCACACCTTCATCGTCTTCTGCATCGTCACGCCTCCCTCTTGGCTGCACATCCGACAACCTCGCCCCTAATCGGCATCTGTCGTCGCATCGCACGCTTCCATGTCTCCGCTTGGAAGTGCGCGAGATTGCCCTGTGTGTCCTGACACGACAGCCCGCCCGCGTGACTGACCACAAGCCGCGCGTCTTCGCCCGCCGGCACGACTACTTCCGTGTCGTCGGAAAGCGTCACCACGATGCACCACATGAAGCTGTCCATTCGTCACGCCTCCTCACTCTGCCGCTCGACCATCTCTAGCACCACATCGATAGCTCGAATCATCGCCGCGTTGTATGCCTCATCCTGCTCGCGCAGAGTGCGAGCTTTCAGTCCACGCGGCAGCTCAGCCTGCTGCCATCTCTCGAGTTGTCGCACGTACGTGACGCGCTGATCTTTCAGCCACGTCGAGATCGTCAGCCATGCGTTCGCGTCGGGATCGTAGTCGTCCATCGTCACACTGCCTCGTCACTCACCCGCGCCGGCCCGCGTAGCGCCTCGATAATCCACCCGATAGCCTCGCCACTCCGTATCTGATCCGCCGTGACGCTCAGGCAGCGCCAGCCGGCGAGTTCATTGCTTCCGCCGCAATGCGTCCACGATCCGCTCAGACTCCCAGTTTGGAATAAGCGCGGATACTTTACGCGCGACATCGGAGTACACCTTCCGGTCAACTACGACTAATGTAACTTCAGGGAAATCTTTTGCCATACGCTTAATCTTGGTCGCACTCTCCGGGCTCATATATCCCTTGACTTCGTGATACTCTATTGACCCGTCCCTATTGACGACTTCAAAGTCGGGTAGATAGAACCGACCCCCGCGTCTAATTCGAGTAAACTCAAACGTGCGCGCCTCGTACTTCCAGCTTCTAATCTCGCCCAGGGATTGCAGCCAATTCAAATATCTAGCCCAATTCGCCTCCCACGATGAACGCACATATAGTCCGCCCAAGTCGGCGCGCCTTCCGCCCTTACACCGCTTATATGTCATCTTCTCGCCAGCGCAGTGCGATGCCATATATGCGCCATAACAACGCAGCGAACAGAACCGCCCTCGACTACCTTTTCTTTGGTACATGAAAATGATCCTGCATTGTTCACAAATGGCCGTACCTAGCCCACCAGTCCAGTGACAATTACGCTCACCCCGCGTGGCGTGCCCGCGACAAGCTAAGGAGCAGTACTTAGCGAGATAGTTTCGGTGAAATACCTTACTGCAGTGAGCGCACCGCTGCTCCCGGCCCTTTAGCGTCGGCGCACTACGCTTGCACGCATTCAAGCAAACCCGGCCCTCTACCGTCGGCGCACTGTGCTTGCACGCATTGGAGCAAAAACGCCGCCCCCGTTTGGCATGAGACGGATAGGCAAGAAATATTCTGCCGCAACCCGCGCATGTCACTTCAGTACGCTGGTGGCTGGCGCGCCGTGAACGCAATGTGCCGGCGCAGGCGTGCGAGCAACATAAACAGTGTCCCTGGCGAGCCCGTGAGGGTTTTTGCCAATACAACTTTCCGCAGACAACACACGGATGTCGTTTTGGAACCAACTGGCTTACGCGCCACCTAGCAGCGCATCTCCGCGAACAACAACGAACATGACCGTGAGACGGAAACGGGGTACCGCAAAATAGACAGATAGTGCTAGACTGGTGTTCAGCCATGGCCGTGCTGCCTCCAGCAGTAGGGTTGTGGTCAGTGGCCCGCGCGTGTTCCAGCACGTTCGGGCCACGATCATTATACCCCACCTCGGCGGCAGAAACAGTAGTATTCATCGGGCCATTCCCATGGGCCGCTCGGTCTCGGGTAGGTAGGACTCCCAGCCCGGCCAGGACATCAGCGGGCCTCTAACGCTTCACCCTCGATGACATACCAATCATCGAACGGTCCCATCCTCGCCGGGTCGTACCAGACGCTTGATCCATGATGGGGACCGCGTGCCAATTGGAGAGCACTAGGCCGTCTCGTGGCTCTGGTAACTCGGTCAATGCGGCATCCTCGTCGTCCGCTTCCACGACGCGATGTGTGGTCCAGATTTCATACACTAGGAATTTCGGCATATGCTCCTCACGCTTGGCCCGCCCGCCCGGTGGATGACGGCTTCTGGTGTCCTTCTTCCAACATTGAGCGAGCGGGCCAATCTCATCCCTATCTGCCTATGCGTCGCCTGGTCCGCACGCGGGCGGATCGGGCTGTCTCAGTTCACGACATGGAAAATGATGGACGGTGCCGGACCTCTCAGCCCGGCTGGTTGGAGTAGCTAACGGCCACCGCCGCGCATGCCAACTGGACAGGATCGCCCGCCGCCGCACTGCCCTGTTTTCCGGCGACAAACAGACCGTTCGGGGCCGTCACCGCCCATTCGCGCTTACTGCGGTCGAGCCCTACTTGGTGTCTGTCAGCACGGCAACGGCCTTGGCCAACAGCGCCATACGTAGCCCGTCCATCACGGGCTCCTGGATCGGCAGCCAGATCACCGGACATACAACGATGGCAGTCGCTTCACTGGTCGTCATGTAACAAATGCTCCTTCCGTGATTGATAGAATGGACGGTGCCGGGCTCTACCCTCCCGGCGTGGTCAAGGACGCGCGGGCCTATTCGATCGAGTCGTTTGGATAGATTTGCTCGATTGGAGCGCCATATCCATACCGAACTGCCACCGTGTTGTCATCTCTCAACCACATCACGGTCTTAATCGGCAAGGTTCCTATCCGGTCCGGTATCTCAGCTTCAGCCAGCGAATCGGCCAAAAGGCGATCGGCGCCGTAATCGACGCCCAGCGTGCGAGATTCAAACGGCGCTGCTTCCGACAGCCGCCGCAGCAACGCCGTCCTGAACCGTTCGACCTGTTCCTCGCTAACACTGGGCCGAGCGAGGTCCATGAGCATCTCCCCGAGCTCGTACACACTGTTAGCTGGATTCGCTCGTTCGCTGTCAGAAAGCCCACTGTTCTTACAGGCCCGCAATCGTTCTGACCACCACGCCGCTGCCGCTTCCCGTTGCTCTTCAGTCGGTCTGGTTATATTCATTTCTTCTCACCCGCGACGGCCACTTACGCCCGCTCTGCGCGGGACCGCTGCTCATGCCGGCTGCTGCAAGGCGTCAAGCGCAAGCTCCAGCACTTCGACTGCCGCCGTCACCGCTTCCTGTCGCGTCTTACCCGCCGCGATGCAGAGGCCGTCAAAGTCTTGCACTTCGGTGTTGAGCCACACTTCCCAGTCCTGTTCCTCCACCTCACACACGTGCAGGCGATGCCCCTTCCCTAGTTCGATGGCCGGATAGTTCTCGCTGGCCGCGTCAAGCAGATTTTGCATTAGCGTCACGTCCATCACTCCTCCCTCAGTCCCGGCTGCTCGGCCTCACGTCGAGCCTGCTCTATCAGCTTGCGAGCCTCTCTAATCCATGCCCGGCTCACCGTCGTGCCCCACTCACCATGAGGCAGACGGGCCTCCAAGGCATCGAGTAGTAGACACAGGCGGGCAAGAGCCGTCACGCGTCACCTTCCGACTGTGCCGACCGAGGCAATCGACAGAGCTCGCAGATGTGCCAGTCGCCTAGCAGCCCGACTCGGACAGCCCCGCAGTCCGGGCAATGCCAGTACGCGGCTCGGTCCCCGCACGGGTACGCCAGCGGATGCCGGCACACGGGCGTTCGGCTCACTGCTCACCTCCAGGCTCATGGGCGACGAAGCCGGCTTCAGCCTCTTCCCATCCATGACCGGCAACCATGTGACGCCCATGTGCGACCAGCAGCGCCCTGGGTGCATCGGCATCGTCTGTCAGCGCCATCCAGTAGTGATGTGTCGCGTAGGACCGGAGCGCCGCCTCAAGCGCCTTGATGCGCGCCAGCGCTACAGCTAAGTCTGTCGGGTGTTTCTTACGGCTCACTGCTCACCCCCAGGCTCACGAGCGGCGCGTTGTGTCAACGCCAGTAGGTCGTCTACTTGGTCTCTGAACTCTGCGTCGCCTTCGTAGGTCGCTCGCTGAAGGGCGAGCATTGCCACCGCGTAGCCAGCCGCCTCCAGCGCCTTGATGCGCTCGCCCTGCTGGTTGACGCCAAATCGGTAGTGATCGCGCTCGGCCGTCAGGCCCTCGATCTGCGCTTCGGCCTCGGACAAGTCACGCTCGGCCTGCTCAGCTTCCACCTTGAACCGCTCGATCTGGCCCATCACTTGGAGATGTAGTTCAAAAAGATCCACCACTGCGTAGGGCGTGGGTTCGGGCAGTCCAAGCGCGTCATAAATCTTCCGTACGAACAGGCTCGCTGCCGCGACTGCCACGTCCAGTTCCCGCACCTTGGCCTTGGCCCGCTCCCGTAGGGTGCGTTCGGTGGCCACATCGGCCCGCAAGTTGTTCACGGCGTTGTCAATGTGCATGTAGGCTTCGAGATAGGTTGCCCAACCGAACAGTTTGCAGAGCTTCTCGACCAGGGCGGCCAGGTCGCGCTCGGCCTGCTCCATGCGTGCTACGAGTTCCCGCGCCGACGTGACGGCGGCTTGCGGCGTGGACTGGCACCGCAGGACATCGAACAACTCATTCAGAGCGGCCCGGGCAGGTTCCATCTCCCGCAGGCGGGCCGCGGCACGTCCGCAGACTGAGTGCTCAGATTTGGCCATTCGACCCAGCCCCGCCGCCAGTTCCTCGGTCGTCTTCTTGTGCATGCCAGCCCCTTCCAGTTTGGCCGTCTGCATCCACCGCGGCATCGCGGCGTAGTCCTCGCACACGCGCTTCATCTGCCGATCGATCCAACCGGGCGCCGGGAGGCCCCCGGCATTTCGCACTTCCACCTTCGACACACGCTCGCCTGTGTTGAGGATGTACTCGTTGGTGGCGAGGTCTTCGGCCACTACCGTGATAAGTGGCTTCCCACCCTTCGCTTCACAGGTCGCGTCGAGGTAGTCGATTCCCGTCTTGTCGCTCATGGCTCAGCTCTCTAGGGACTCCAGCAGCGCGACGATCTCCCAAACAAGCCACGTTTGCCCCTCGTTCAGATATTGGCCTTTCTGTTCCATGTTCTGCGCCGCTGATTCACGCCACGTCCGGCTGTCGTTTGCGTAGCCTTTGCGCGCCGCCCACCAGTCGCACACCATCTCAATCACGTCGAGGGCGGTCATCGTCGCGTCCTCGCGGGCAGTCCAGTACGTGCAGTCGTCTGGCAGGCCGCGCTCTTTCTCTGCCGCCTCGCCGAGCAGCGTCGGACGCTCGGGGTGATGCCGATTGCGGGAGAAGTGCAAGTCGATCGTCGGCCGCTCGCGGTCCATGCCCGCTTTGTATTCCGGCGAGCCGAACTTGTTGATTCGCGCGGTCGCGTTGATCCGAGCGAAGCCGGCGAACTCGTCGTCCCCGAGCTTGCTCAGGTCGTGGACGGCCGCCCGGCGTTCAAGCACCGCGACGATCAGGCCGATGCCCTCGGCTAGATGGGCACGGTGCGCGGCAAAGCTCCGAAGCAATCCAATGGCGTCTTGTGGATCGATATCACTCATGGCAACTCCTTCAGCGCGGCCCACACGATCCGCGCGATCCGCTCCGGCTCTTGCTGAGGATCGGGCGGCGGCGGATCGTCGGAGCCCAGGTAGATCGGCATCTCACTGCTCCTCATACTCATCTTCGGCCCGCCGTATTGCCTCGCACTCCTCGCACATCCACTTCCCACGATCGAGTTCCTCTGAGCAATACTTGGTGCCGTCCTCATTCTGCTCGGGCGCCGCACGACACTTGAGACGCGCTTTGCATCCAGGCTGGCCCGCGCACCGGTGATAGTGCAGGTGTGACTGTGACATGGTTGCTTACTCCACTTTCTCGAACGTGAGCACGCCTTCTGCGTCCTCGCCATACACCCGGATAGCATGGCCCTGGCACAGGGCATGGCATGATCTACACAAAAGTACGCTGTTCGTCTTGCTCACCCGCCCCCCTCGTGACCTGGCGACGATCTCATGCACGTCCTGTCCCGGCTTCCCGCACACTCGACACAGCCCTTTCTCCCGGCTCCGCACGTAGGCCCGCATCGCGCGCTCCTCAATGTCACGGATGCGCTTGCTGTCGCGCTTCTGCAAAATGTGAGGGCGAGCCTTGGGGAAGGTGGGCATTAGGCGACCGCCTCCGCCCGTCTCGCTCGGTACGCTTGCTCACCCGCATACCACCACTTCCACAACTGAATTACGGCGGCGAAGGTGGGCATCAAGTCCGCCGTCGCGGGGGACTCGACCACCTCAAATTCCGGGTCCGTTTCGAGCTTCGGCAGCCGCAAGATCAGGCCGGGCACGTCGCTCTCGATGTGGCCCATTTCCTTGAGCGCGTAGCGATACGCGGCGGTCTGGAGATGGGCCTCGTTGTACACAGCCTTCGATGTCTTGAAGTCCACAAGCGTCTTTTGGCCGTTGACTTCGGCAAGTAAGTCCATTGTGCCGGCGTATCCGTACTCGCGCGAGAACACCGTCTGCTCGATGAAGGTCGGCTTCAGGTTGACCTTACCGGCCCAGTCCGAAAACGCCATGAACGCCCACTGCGCGGCATCCACGACACGCGGTTCCGGTCCAACCTTCTGGTCGAGCGCGCGGCGGATGTTCCATTCGATCAGCTCATGTGCCTGCGTGCCGATCTCGGCCGCCTTGTCCATCTCCCGCTTGTGCGCCTTGACCTTGCCGAGCCGTCCTTGCAAGGTGACGACGTAGGCCGGACGGGACATCGGCGGCGTCTTCGCCAGGTCGAGATACAGATCGGCCGCGGCGTCCATCACGAGCGCCCGCTCCGTGTTCGCCGCCCAGTTGATCAACGCGGGTTTGCCGATTACCTGGAGTATGTGCGTCACGCTCGGATACGAGACGCCCGGTTCGATAGTATAAAATCTCCCCCCCGGCCCATCTCGACGTACTGGTTTGCGCGGTGCCCCGGTCAGGACATCCGCCACGGCGGCGCTGAATTCGCCCGCTGTCGTTGGCTTCATGCTACTTCCCCTATCCGGCGTTCTCGGTCTGCGACGATGTGACATGGCTTACAAAGCCACTCGACCACGAACGGACGCGAATAGTCCGAATGATGTGCTTCGATTCGTGAATCCGATCGGCCACATCGCACGCAGATTTGAGAACGGACCAATTGTCCATGTTCAATCGCTTTCTTCACACGATTCTGTGCGTTCCGCTTTTCCGTGTTTCGTTCTTTCCACGCGCGCACCCGAGCGCCGAACTCTCTACGATGATTTGCATAGAGCTTACGTGCGTACTCTCGCGCCCGCGCTCGCTCCACCTCTATTCTTCCTGCACGCCACTGGCGCAAGGCGGTTCGCTGGCACTGCTTGCACCGCGGATAGTACCCACCATAGCGGCCGTGACGTTCGGGCGAGAACTCCGACAGCGACTTAGTGAGACCGCATCCCGTGCAGGTTTTCATATAGCGCGACACCTAGAACGGAACCGAATCGTCGTCGTCAATAAAGTCTGGACCGCCGCCGTTGCCCTGTTCGTGCGCCCGGTCCCGCTCGCGCACGTAGTCGAGCGATGCGATCTTGGGCATCCGGCCTGGCGCGGGGACGATGGCCTGCACGTTCGCGTACGTCTTCCCATCGTCCGTCAGGTTGTGGATAACCTGTAGCTGGCAGTTCGCGCCGATCAGCTTCTCCAAGTCGAAGCCCTTAAGTTCCTCGCCCGTGAACTTCCGGCCCCGCCACGTCTCGAGGTGCTTGCGGAGATTCGCCTTCTCGCTCAGGCTGAGCGTGTAGTAGGCGCGCACGTCGTACCGCTTGCCCGTCTCTGGGTTGACCTGATCGATCTGCCAGCGCACCTCCACCTTGTGCTTCTCGCCCCACGGCGTCTGCTGCAGGCCCCGGTCGATCACGTCCACACACACGGACTGGTGGAGTCCTTCAGGCGCGGGCGTGAACTTGCTTTCCGGTTCTTTCGCAATGATCGCCATACTGTCTCCTGTTGTTATCGCGGGCTATCAGCCACGCGGCCATTCGCTCGTCTGCACACCGCCGACATTCCGATCCCCAGCAGGTCGCGTCCCGGCACGCCCAGGACTCACCGCAGCGGCAGACGTGATAGTGGGTGTCGTCCTCCGCCATGTCTCTCTGCTCACTTTCTGGCGCCGTCACGGCACCAGCATCAGGCCGCGTCGGCCTTCGCTACCTTGTCCTCGGCCAGCACGGCGTCAATCTCATCCCGCAGCCGGGCCAGCGCGTCGCGCGTGCAGAACAGCACGATTTGTGAGTCGCGACCCACGTCGGGCAACTCGCACTTGATCCACATGGCCGACTCGCCGCGTTGGGCCTGCGGCTGCGCGTCGTGGATGTCCAGGTTCACGTTCAGCCGGTTCGTGTCGCTCATCTCGCCTCCTCTCTCTGCCTGTATCGTGACTCGCTCTCTTCCCGTGGTGCTCTCATCTTCCATGGCTCGCTCCAAACGACTGGCGCTCTCCGGTTATCTGGCTCGCTCTCATCCTCTGGTGCTCTCTCTTATCTGTGGCTCGCTCATCCTGAATGGTGCTCTCTCATGGTCTGGCTCGCTCATCTCTCTTGGCGCTCTCAGAGAGAGTGGCTCGCTCGCGCATCTTGGCGCTCTCATAACTACTGGCTCGCTCAGCCTCAGTGGTGCCCTCATTTCCGCTGGCTCGCTCTCAACGCTTGGCTCTCTCGCGCTCCTTGGCTCGCTCTCTCGCCTTGGTGCTCTCCTCGGGCATGGCTCGCTCCTCGCCCTTGGCGCTCTCTCTCCACGTGGCTCGCTCCCGCGGCATGGTGCTCTCCTGATTGCTGGCTCGCTCCCAGTACTTGGTGCTCTCGCACGGTTTGGCTCGCTCGCATGTAATGGTGCTCTCCAGACGCCTGGCTCGCTCCCGCACCGTGGTGCTCTCTGGCAGCCTGGCTCGCTCGTCTCACATGGCGCTCTTCAGATGCCTGGCTCGCTCTCTTCCCGCTGGCGCTCTCATCAACCCTGGCTCGCTCGCCCATCTTGGCGCTCTCTCGACAACTGGCTCGCTCTCTTCTTTTGGCACTCTCAACCTCCGTGGCTCGCTCTCTCACTTTGGCGCTGTCACATGTCTTGGCTCGCTCACACTTGATGGTGCTCTCGCCGCGTTCTTGGCTCGCTCGAGGGTAATGGCACTCTCCTCGTCATTGGCTTCAGAACGGCCAGTTCGGACACGGAATCTCGTGCGCGTGCCCGAGCGCCGTGATCGCATACGGCTTCGGCGCATCCGTCCCGAACGCTCCTCGATACGCCACCGCGTGCCAGTGCGCGAGAAACAACTTCACCGCATACCGCTTCGCCCGCGCGTGCAGATGGCCCGCCGGCAGATGTCCGGACTCATACGCTTTCTTCGCGCCCGTCTCGTCGCGGAACCGCTTCGCCGTGAGCATCGCCGCCGCCTGCGCCGCAAACTGACCGGCCGCGTCCCGCTCCACTTCCTGTGCCTTGCGCGCCACGTAGACCTTGCCGTACACGTCCGCGTCGTTCCCGCTGACCTTGACGAAGCTCTCGCCGATCTTCCAGCAGAGCGTCTTCAGCCGTGCATTCCACGGCCGCTTGTTCTTCTTCTCCCAGGTGACGGTTGGATCGAGCCCGGCGAACCGCCAGATGTGGCCAACCGTCGGCGCCTTCTGGATGTCAATATGGGCGAGCAGACCAGCCGAGAGAACCGGGCCGATGCCGCAGATGGACTCCGCCCATGCGCCAACCACAGATGCTTGCGAATACTTGCCGAGGGCGCCCTTGATCTGCGTCTCCAGTGTGGCCGACTGCTCGCCGAGCCACGTCAGCACGTCGTTGGGCTCTTTGCTCTCACTGAGCGCGCGGACCTGATTGCCCGCGCGGATGCGGTCCCGTTGCATCATGTAGTAGGCATCGACAAGGAACCGCGCCTCGTCGTCTGACAGACTTCGTGCGGCTTCGCGCAAGTCACGCGTGAGCCGAGTTACCGGGTCGAGTCCTTCCACCACATTCCTCCTTCTCAGGCCGCGTCCTTCGGCCGTTTGGCCGGGAGCGGCAAGCCGGGATCGCGGTAGCTGATAGACTGGCGTGCTTCTTCCTGCCGAGAGATCCGGCCGGACAACATGCACGCCGCGACCCCGATCAACGTGGCCGCGCACGCCGCAATCATCGCAATGAGGAGGGCGACGTCCGCCAAGGTGATCACGCCGTCAGGCCACATCGTCATTCCTCCCGCAGACCTTCCGCAGCCGGTCCAGCGTCGTCATCTGATCCGCGCGCGCCTGGCGGTAGGCGTTGACGCCCAGCACGAACGCCGTCACCATCAGTACGCCCAGGAAGCCGTAGGACAAGAGCGTCGCGTACGTCTGAATCGTGTCCGTGATGACCGCGTGAATCTCAGGCATCGTCCCCTCCAATTCCAGCCCGCCACGTGTCCAGCCACTCCCGCCGGACCCACGTGCCGACCGCGATGGTTCCGAAGATCGCGAGCACCACACCGGCCATGAGGCCAGCCGCGAGCGTGGCCAGCGCCAACACCGGCACCGCCACGAGCAACCCGAGACGGACGACGACCCGCCGCAGCATCGACCCGCCCACCGCTTCGCCGCACGCTTCGTCAGGCATCGTCCGTCTCCCCTGTGGTCAGAACAGCCAGCCGCAGCCCTTCAGGTAGCACAGCCACTCGGACTCGGCCTTGAAACACACCTCACACCAATCCAGTACGGGCACGCTTGTCGTCGATGGCGGCGGACCCGCCACCACCATCCCGCCCGCAAGCACGAACGCGAACACGAACGCCACGATCAACCGTCGCAGACGATGCACGCACCACCTCCTCAGAAAAGCCGTCCTTGCCGTGCCGTGGTGGGCGACGGCCGGCTGGTAGAGCGCGATGCACGCGGATTCACGAGGCGTTGAAGGGCGCGGACCAAGGTCGGCGTCGGCAGTGCGATCCCGAAGTGCTCGGCCAGAATCGGGATGAACTCGCGCCAGAACGCGCCCGGGAGCCGGAACAAGCGGAACAGCGAGACGTGGCCCTGCGCTGACCGCTGCTGGTACCACTGCTCCAGGCTGATGCCCTGCTCGAGCGCCGCGCGCTTCTGGCTGATCTGTGCGCGACTCAGGGCGAGGTCCACCAACTCGAGCCAGATCCGGATCTCGTCCATTTGCAGCGAGCACGCATCCAGCGGTACCACGGGGTAGAGCACCGGAAGCATCGGTCAACCTCAGTGTGCAGAAGATGAAGACGACTCGCGCCTGGCCGCGCGTATAGACTGCGGCCCATGAAGATCGAAGTGATTGATCGCCCGCTGACGCCGGCTAGACGACTCCCCGAACCGGACCCGGTGGAGATCGCCTGGCGCATGGCCAACGTCGCCATCGCGCTGGACGCGCTCGCCACCGCGCGCCGGGAACTCGAAGCCGTGATCCATCACGCCATCCGTTGGAGCGACGAGCGATGAGGCGGCGGCGCCGTCATAGCGTCCTCGTCCGCGTGCGCGACCGGCACGAGCTGTTCTTCGAGGTCGATCCTCCGGAACAGCAGCACGCGCCCGCCGTGCCCGCGCCGATAGCGCTTGATGCCGTGGCGCTGCACCCAGGCGTAGAAGGCTTTGGGACGCCCCTCGAAGCGCAGGAACGCCATCGCCTCCGGCGTCGTCAGGAGAGCCGGTATGCTCGCGTTCATGCGGCCGCCCCCTTCGGTACAACGCGGCCTTGCTCCAGCACGACGGCTACGTCGTCCCACGTCCGGAGCGTGCGCTTCCTGGCAGCCTCGCGGTACGCCAGAGCGAGGGCACGTCCTGCGCTGGCGGCAAACACTTCGCCCCGGAAGGTCTCGGGTGCGGCCGACTCCGGCCGCTCGAAACTCAGCGCATACGTCCATCGCTTCATGCTGTCCTCTGTTCCGGCTCCGTCTCGACGGGCCAGAGTTCCGCCGCGCTGAAACCGAGCACCTGGGCCATGCGGTTGGCGAGATCGATGGTGGGGTTGCTCTCGCCGCGTTCGACCGCGCCCCAGAACGATTGCGAGACGCCAGCCCGGCGAGCGGCTTCTAGTTGCGTGAGTAGCCGGAGCTTGCGGGCGGCTTCGAGTCGAGTCTTGGTTTCCATCCGAACGTTCCTCCTGTCTGGCGAAACAATATAGCGGTATGGCGCATCCTGTCAAGCGGCACGGCGTATAGCGTGTAACTGATAGACGGGCCGCATGTTACGGCTATTTTCAGCTTACGGCGCAGGCGCGTATCCGGCGGAACGTATGCGGGCGGGAGCGGTCAAAATACGCTAAGTCGTTTAGATTCAATGCGGCGGAGGCTTGCATGGCAGATGAAAATATTTTTAGCGGGATGTCGTTTTATGGTAGGGTGAACGCCATCATGGCAGAGCCCATACCGAGCTTGGGAGAGACTCTTCGGCGTTTTCGCGAGGACCTGCATCTGACGCAGGCGCAGGTTGCCGCCGCCGCCGAGACGGATCAGAGCCGCATTTCGGAGGTCGAGCGAGACGAGTACCTTCCGGGGTTCGATCTGTTGGCCCGCATCGTCACAAAGGGCTTGAAGCTGAGTCTCACGGACGTGATGGCGGCGTACGAAGGGCGACCGATCGCGGATCAGGAACCCGGCCAGGGGAGGTCTCGTGGAGCCATCGGCGACATCGGCGGCGACGTTGCGGCTCGTCTCTTCAAGCAACAGGAAACCATCGCCCGCCAAGCGATGCTCGCAGTGCTGGTGGACGTCCTTACCGCACTCGGGAAAGTCCTGGCGCCAATGTACGCGGATCGCGAGCGGGCTTGATCGGATCGTCCGAAAGAACCCGGGCGCCCTCTGGATTGTGGAACGCTTCGTCGCCGGCATGGTGGAGTGATCCGCATGACGCGCCGCGATTGGTGGCTCGGCATCGCCGTTGTGGTGCTGACACTCCTGCTGCACGCGGCCGTTCCGCGCTACGAATGGCGCACGGCGGGCCGCGGGATGCTTCGCATCGACCGCTGGACCGGACAGGCGTTCTCGGTCTGGCAAGGCCATCTTCTACGCCTCACGCCCGAACCTTCCATGAACAACGCGATTCTCCTCGGCAGTCTCAGCTTTATCGTCTTGGGCTTGGTGGGCCTCCTCGTCATGCGTCGCCGGCATCGCTGATGGGCGTCGTCCAGCGCCGAGACAGTCCGTGGTACTGGCTGAACCTCGAACGCGCCGGGCAGCGTCCGCTCCGCGAGTCCACGCGGATTGCCGTGGCCGGCGCCACGCCCGAAGAGCGCAAGCGCAATCGGGCACTGGCCGACGCCGCCTACCGGGCCCGCATGGGCGACCTGGCGCGCGAGCGCTACGATCTACCCCCCTCCATACCTCCGCCGCCACAGCAGACCATCGCGGTCTGGGCCGGCTGGTACAGCCAGCACGTCGTCCCGACGCACCGCGGCGCGGAGCGCGAGCGGGAGATCCTCGCCACGCTCGTCGGCGCCTTCGGTCCCCTCTCGTTGTCGGGTGTGACACGCGAGGTGGTGCGCGAGTGGACAACCCGTCGGCTGGTGAAGGCGCGGCCCAGCACCGTCAACCGCGAAATCGACACCTTGAAGGCGTTGCTCCGGACTGCCGTGGAGCATGGGCATCTCAAAGCGTCCCCGCTCGCCGGGATGCGCCGACTGCACGTGTCAACGCCCGCCCGACGTCTACTCACGCCGGCCGAAGAGGCCCGGCTGCTCAAGCGCCTTGCTCCGGACGACAAGGCGATCTTTCTCCTGGCCCTCGACAGCCTGATCCGTCTCGGCGACGTGCTGGACCTACGCCGTGAGGACGACCGCGGCAAGACGGTCTGGATTGCCGATCCGAAGGCGGGCGGCGGCTTCGAGGTGCCGATCTCGAGGCGGACGCGGGCGGCGCTCAACACGCTCCCGACGCCAGAGGAAGGCGAGCGGTACCTGTTCCCGCGGCGACGGAAGGCGGCGACCGAACGCGACCGGCGCGGGACGATTCGGCAGATGCTTGAGCGAGTGTGCCAGCTCGCCCGGGTGCCCTGCGGCCGGGCGGTCGGCGGCATCTCCTGGCACTGGGCCACGAGGCGCACCGGAGCCACACGGATGATCCGCGGCGGCATCGACCCGGCGACCGTGCAGCGCGTCGGGCGCTGGAAGCGCGCAGACGTGGTACTGGAAATCTACTCAGAGGGGAGCGCCACGGCGGCGCGACAGGCCGTGGAACTCGTCAGCCGGACGCCCAGCCGAGGCTCCCATACACGAAAATAGGGGGGCACGGCCTAAACGCGCGAATTCGCTCAATGATTCATGTCGCGCCCTCCGTCTTCGCAACGCGGAGGTCGGGAGTTCGAGCCTCCTGCCGTCCACCAGCCAAAATCGAGCGTTTCCCGCTGATTCTTGCCGGTTTCCGGCCCCGCCTGTCGGCCCCGTAAGTCTACGTCCTTCGGGCCAGTTCGCCGGGAGTCATACACGCGATATGCACGGGCGTTCAGCCGTCGAGATGCAGCCAACGGCGCCAGCGGGCTTGGTCAGTGATGACCCACTCCCAGATTTGGGCACGTTGCTCCTTGGATTGCCCCTCCATCGCCGCGATCGCCACGTTGCAGATGGCGGTCCCGAGAGAACAGGCCGCGAGAAATCCCGGCGAGGACACCAACCCGGCGATTGCCGCGATAAGTTCCGCCGTCAGCGGAGGCGTTGTCTCGGCCATGACAGCCCCGCTACCGCTTCGCCGGGTCGCCCCGCAGCGGCGAGCTCTGGAGCTTGCCGATGAGCCAGGCGCAAACGAAGGCCAATGCCTGGAGCCACTCCATGTAGCCCCACTCGGTCGGAGGCTTCTGCGCGGAGAGCAGATAGCCGATGGTGGCTGCGACCAGCAGCACCCAGAACAAGATGGCTTCACGATACGGCATGATCCCCTTCCCTTCCGAGTTTCACGGTTTCGCCCGTCCCGTCCTCCCTGAGAATCGCAAACTCCGCGTGTCCGCGCGTCAGGCACCCCGCGTTCGCCAGCATCACGCCCTCGCGGAGCAGGATGTCGGCCGTGTGCGTGTGGCCGATGCAGAGCGCCTTGACGCCACGATCCTTGGCCCAGCGAGCCGCGGCCAGGTGGAGGATCTCCTTGCGGCCCTTGGAACGGCGAGCCATGCTGATCCACGCGGTCGGGTTGATCCACCACTCGCGGAAGCCCGGCGCGATCCGTTGAATCCCGCCCACGAACGCCGTGAGGCCCCGCGCGATCGGCTGGAGCGGGCCGGGACGGTTCATCACGTCGAACTGATGCCCGTGCCTGAACCACCAGCCTTCCAGCGCCACGTCCTCCCCGCCCCAGAGGTCCGACCGCGGCATGACCGGACGCAGGGCTGTGAGGAGCACTGACAGGTTGGCGCCGTCGTGGTTGCCGTGGACAACGGCGATCGACACGTTGCGCTGGTAGCACTGAAAGTCGATCCACCGGAGGAGGCCCGCCTGCTCCCGGATGATCGCCTTCAGCGAGAACTGCCAGCGCTCCACCAGATCCCCGTTGACCACGAGGTGCGAAACCGGGAAGCCGAGCGCTGCCTCCACCGCCCGATAGACGCCGCGTGGATCGGCGTCGTCTGCCGGCCCACCGTCGCCCAGGTGGAGATCCGAGATCACGGCGAGCATGTCAGGACTTCGATTCCAAGAGGCCGGCTTCCTTCGCCTTCGCCAAGAGCCGACTCACGACGGGCGCAAGATCCATCATGCCCTTGAGAAGGGTCTGCACGTCGTTGTAATTCGCCGAAATGAACGGAATCCACTTCAAGTAGTCCATGTCTCTCACCTCTCCAGAAAGACGAGTTGCTGCCGGTCGCCGAGCGTAGAACGAACGGCCCAGTCCCCGCGCGCCTTCGGTGTGCCCACGTACCACTTGTCCACGACGAGTGCCGTCGCCGTCCGACCGTCCGGCGCGATCATGGCGTAGGTCCGGAGCGCGGTGTCGTCGGAGTGTTCGAGCGGGCAGTCGTCGAGACCGCCGCGCGTGTAGTGGCCTAGATGCGCGTCGAGCGGGACGTCCCGAGCGGCTTGCGCAACCGCCGCCATGCAGGCATCCGTCACCGGGCCGGGGACGTTGCCGAGTAAGCCCGCTTCCGAGTGGAACGTGTAGGCCGGCAGGAACAGGAACGAACAGCAGGCCGCGTCGTAAGCTCTGAGCGGGGAGTTGTCCCGCCGGCCCGGCTGGTAGGTCTCGTCGTAGCCCATCGGCTCGACGTCCCACGCAGGCACGCCGGCCGGGGCAACATCATCCGCGCCGAGGTATGAGTGTTCGGCGCCCTGCTTCCCGCACTTCCGCATGTAGTCGTCACTGCGGCCCGGCTCGTAGCTGAGAAATGTCCCGCCGACAGGCGGAGCTTCCTCACCGCCGGCACTGCCCATCGACCACGGCTGCGGCAGATCGAGTAGGGCGAAGTCTGCGGGACACCAGCCGTTGTACCGCCACTCGTTGCCGAGTTCGGCGATGGCCTGCGGATGATCGACGAGGACGCTCCGGTGTGCCTGGACGTGGCGCTTCTGCCAATCCAGCTTCTCGCAGCCGGGGATCCGCTGGCAGTCGGCCAGCAGCACGACATCGGCCGCGAAGTTCTCTCGGTGCAGGTACGCCAGCACGTTGTCCAGATCCGCCGGCGAGAGGACCTTCTGCGCGCCCGGCGTCCACGACAGCATCATGAAGATGCGCGGATGGGTGACGCCGCGCTTCCGCCACCAGGCAAGCGTCGGCGAGACGTCCTCCCCGTCGATCAGACGCAAGGCCCATGCGAAGGCGGACGCGCCGACGATGCGCGCGAGCGAGCCATCGGGCCGGTAGAAGGAGCGCCCTTCCGCGCGCAGCATCTCAGGCCGCGGAGTCGGAGCGGGCGGCGCCGGAATCGGCGGAAGCACCTGGCCCAGATACGCCATGATGGACTCGGGCTCCGCGCCCGTCAGATAGGCCCGCAGCCAGAACGCGAGCGACTGCCCGAGCATGTGAACCGTCTGCTTCTCGCCACTGGTGACGTACCGCGCGCTCAGGGCCTCGCAGAACGTCTCGATCTCGGCTTCGGTTCGTTCAATCATTCCATCCTCCGCAGATCACGAATACTCAGCGACGACTCGGGGTGATGGAGGTAGCACGAACAGGGCGTTCGCGTCCGGGCGCGCAGCCGCGCGGTTCGTTCGGTCCACCGGTCATCCTGAAAGTACGGCGACCAAATATTCCGGATTCGGAACAGCCACCGTATGATGAATCGCTTCCGCTGCGCGCGGCGCCACGCCCGATCACGCGTCATCGTCCTGCCCTTTTCAGTTCGCGGATGTTCCACGCGATCACCGCGCCCTTCGCCACCACGATCCCGACTCGCGCGAGAAGCGCCCAGCGGGGATGCCGGTCGTGCAGCCGGTCGGTGAGCACGAGCCCGACACCGGTTCCCGCCGCCGACACGAAGCCGAACGCGGCCGGCGTCTTCGACAGCGGAGCGAGCGCCGGATTGAGTTCCCTCGCGCCCGCCGCCTGAAAGGCGTAGATGCTCAGGCCCACGTCCGCCCCCGCCTCGCCGATGCCCACGACCATGAGCGTGTCCATCGCCCAGGAGCGCGGGCCACGGCACGGCGGCTCCTGAGCGAACAGCACGGCCGCAGCGGCGAGCAGGAACGCCAGCGCCATCAGGAGCACGATCGCGATTCGCAACCTGTCGCTCATCTCGTCACTTCCGGATCGAGGTGTTCGTCACCTTCGCTGGAGCGGCGGGGACCGCGACGACATCGAATACGAAAGGGTCGCTGGGCGTGGACCCTCCATCGCCCGTCGCCGTGATGATCACGCTGTAGTTGCCCACCTGACTGAGCCCACTCGGCACCGGAAACACGATCTCCCCGCCGGCCAGCGCCGTCACCGGGAGCGTGGCGGTGTAGCCGGTCGGGCCGGTGATCTGTACCGTGTATTCGTTCGTCACCCATCCGTCGTGGTTGCCCACAACCGAGAACGCCTGTCCCACGTACACCTGATTTGCCGGGAGCGCGGACGCCTGCTGCCCACTCCGTATCCCGACCGTCTGAGAGAATGCCGGCCCCGCGATCAGCAACGCGACGACGACGAACAGTGCTTTTCTCATCATCCTGCCCTCTTCTTTTCCTGCCGCGCTTCATGCGCGAGCACCAACAACTCCTGCACATCCCGCACGATGATCTGGATTCGCTCGTCTACCTCCCGCTCCCGCTGATACGCCATGGCCGGCCGCGGGTCATGCATCGACCCGAGTGCGTCCGGAAACTCCAACACCATCCGCTCGACGATCTGCGAGAGTCGCTGAATGGCCGTACGCGCCCAGAGAAGCCGCTGAATCCGATTCACATACGCCGGGTTGGACCGGAACCACTGCGGCGCGTGCTCCTGCCGGTGCAACGGCGGCTCCGGCAATCGTTCGACGCTCATGAACTCTCCCGCACGACGACTGCACACCCGTCCCGCATCGGACAGCCCTCGCGTGCCGCCACTACCACGGTCGGCGGAACCGACACCGCGATCATGTGCACGGTCACTCCAGACGGGTACAGCTCCGTGACGATCGCGTTCGACGGCCCCTCGGATCCGACAATGACCGAGATCATCACGCCCGGAAACGTCGGCGGATTCGGCAGGGTGACGTAGCCCTGACCGACGACGAAGAGCAGCATGGCCGTCAGCAGATACATCTCAGGACTCCCGCTTCACGCCAGCCGGCGCACGCCAAGCACCCGCGCCACCGGAAACGGCGCGACCGACACCGCGTCCCCCTGATTCCCGCCGAGCACGAGCACCTGGTCCCCCTCTCGGCCCACATACCACCCGACATGCCCCGGCGCCGAGAGCACGCCCGCGCCAGGCGCATCCACCCCGCGCGAGAGGATCACGACGTCGTTCCCCGGCTTCGCGTCGGCAATCGCCACGGGCGCCCCGACTTGCAGCCAGGACCTTGCCGCGAGAGAGCGCGACCGCGGCAGTTCAAGCAGCCACGCCACGAACGCCACGAACGCGGAACACCACGGAACATGATCTCCTTGGGGCCACGAGTCATCGAGGCGGAGCATCGCCAAGATGAGAGGGTTAGAGGCGACGCCCTGCGCCTCCTTGACCCCCACGAACCGCATCGCAATATCAAAGGCAGTGATGTCCATGTGATATAGTTGCAGAATGCCCAGAACCCTTATCGCCATCGCCGGAGAACGATTTGGGCGGCTCCGCGCCATCGACTATGACCACGTGCGCAAGGCTTGGCGCTGCCAATGCGATTGTGGCGCCGAAGCCGTGGTCAATACGACGGCGCTCCGACGCGGCCGCATTGTTTCCTGTGGCTGTTACCGGAGGTCGCGCCCGCCGCTCACTAAGACGCATGGTCGGACCCTTACTGCCGAGTATCGATCATGGCAGGCCATGAAAGCGCGCTGCCTCAACACTCGGGCCTCCAACTTCAAGTACTACGGTGCACGTGGTATCAAGGTCTGTTCTCAGTGGATCGCCTCGTTCGAATCGTTCTTTGCCGACATGGGTCTGAAGCCGTCACCACGACACACGCTAAACCGCATAGACAACGACGGGCCGTACTCCCCGGAGAACTGCCACTGGTCATCTCCAACTACCCAAGTATCTAATCGCCGATTTTTGGGTTCCCGTCAGCCCGAGAGTCGATCGACAAATCGCTGGATCGAGTTCGGCGATGAGCGCCTTACGGTAGCCCAGTGGGCCCGTCGCCTTGGCCTGACGCACGCAGCTCTGACCGGCAGACTGAGACGCTGGCCATTGGAACTCGCGCTTGCCCCGCGAACCTCGTAATCCTGCATCGCGCCTCATCGGCGGATCGTCTGAGTCGAGCGCGGTCGTCATCGTGTCCTCTCCGGCAGGAATCTCGCCGCCAGTGACCGCCCGCTCGACAGCCACTCACACTCCTCGGGCGGGACGTAACGCCGGCAGCCCTGACACCAGACGTCCGTGCCAGGTTGGCCGGCGGGGACATACGTGTTGAGCGTGCCGCACGAGACGTGCTTGTACTTCGGCCAGACCTTGCGCGTCGTGTCCGGTGGGTCAGATGGATAGCCGGCCATTATCGGAGCTTCAGCGGGCAGTCGCCCACAGCATCGGCCATCCTCGTCAGAGCCACCGTGCTCTGACTCACGAGGTCAGTCAGGATCTTCGTGCGCTCCTGCTCTTGTCGCAGAATGCCGACGAAGTCGCGGCGATACGACCAGAAGACCACGATCAGCACGAGCACTAACCCTCCTTGGGTAAGCGCCCACTTGAGAAAATCGGCTTCGCCAAACGTTCCGCTCGGCAGCCCTCCGATTGGCGCTTGCATCCCGTTCATGGTGAAGAAGCATAAGGCTGCGACGCCGCTCGGTCCTCTGAGCGCTCGCATGATGCGATGCAGGAGATGATTGACCATGTGCTCGGTTCCTTTACGCTGAAGCGCTCGGGGAGACGCTTGGACTCATGCTCTCGCTGACCGAAGGCGAGGCGCTCTCGCTGACTGACGGAGACACGCTCTCGCTCGCGCTTTCACTGATGCTTGGTGACGCGCTTTCGGACTTACTTGGTGAGACACTTGCGCTCACGCTCGGCGACACACTGGCGCTCGCGCTTTCGCTGAGACTTGGCGAAGCGCTTTCGGACTTGCTGGGCGACACACTCGCACTCATCGACGCGGACACGCTCGGAGACGCGCTCTCGGACTTACTCGGCGAGACGCTGGCACTGACCGACTCAGATACGCTCGGCGACACGCTTGCCGACTTGCTCGGCGAAACGCTTGCCGTGGACGAGGCCGATAGACTCGGGCTCGCACTCGTGGATGCTGATGGACTGACGCTGCCCGATGCGGCTTCGAGCACGCCGAATCCCCGCCATGACCCCGGCGTGCCGGCCGTCTTGCAGACCCACCCGACCCACCCGCTATCTGCCGGCGTCGTGTTCCAGCAGATGGCACCGACGGCCCACGTGCTCGTCGTCGGCGCCGTGGTCCCATACGTCATCTGCACGACGTCCCGCTGGCACATGACGCCGTTCACCACGTTGTTCCACGTCTGTCCTGCTACGGACGGGTCGATACCGGCCGTGAGGCATCCATCCACGACGTTGCCGGCAATGATGACGTCGGACAGGTCGCCGGCGTCCCCCGCATTGACCGTCTGAATGCCCGTCACGTCGTCGGTCGTGTTCAGCGACTTGACGACGTTCCCGCGAATCACCAGCCCCTCGAACGTGGCGTTCGCCTCGTCCGCGCTCGCGTCGATGCCCGCGAGCAGAAGCGTGTGCGGATCCACATTCGTGTTCGTTCGGACGATGTTGTCGAGGATCGTCACCCGGGCGAGCAGGCCCCAGAAGGTTTGGGCAAGGATCTGGCTGTCGCAGTCGCCCGCCGTCGGATGGTCGAACAGGTTGCCCTGAATGAGCACGTCTGTCACGGCCTCGGCCGACGCATGGACCCCGGCTGTCCCGATGGCGCCCGGGCGGATGTACAGCCCCGCCTTGCAGTCGATGGCCGTGTTGTGCAGGAACCGAACATCCGACATGGCCCCACAGAGATCCCCAATCATCTGCAGGCCCGCCGTCCCATCTCCCGCCCCACTGTCGGACTCGAAGGTGCAGTCTTCGATGGTGAGGCGGTCCACGCCCGCGAAGACGAAACAGCGGCGGGCCACGCCGGTAAAGCTCAACCCGCGCAGCGCAATCCGCTCGTTGCGGTCGTTCGCCGTCTTCCATCCATCGCCAACCGGCCGCATATACGTACTGTCAAGACTCCCCACGGCTGCGTTGATGAAGCAGGCCAGCACGGTCGAGGCGGCACCGTCGAGGATGGTCGCGCCTCTCGTGCCCTGAATCGTCGTGTCCGAATACAGGGTGACGGGCGTGCCACTGAAGAGGTACGTCCCTGGCTCCAGCACCACGGTTCCCCCGCCCCGGGCGTGCGCCTCGTTCACGGCGGCTTGGAGCGCCGTGTTGCAGGCGGTCAGCCCATCGCTCGGCACGTCGAAGTCCAGGGCGGAGAGCACCGTCTCGAGCTTCGCGGCCACCGTGGTAGCGACGGCACTCGTCCCGTCTTGGGTGAACGTGACGCTGGCCGCGTCCATCTCGCCGGCCATGAGCATCCCGGCGTCGAGGATCGGATCACGGGTCCAGATGATTGTGCCGTGTGTCTGACCTTCCTCTGGCGCGGTCTCCAGCACGAACTTCAACGCGGACCCGTCCCAGTAAATTACGCATTCTCCGCGAGAATCGAGCACAATCGGATTCGTGTTGGCAGCGGTCAGGCCATAGTCGGTGTACGTGGCTTCGGGCGTGCTGGTCCCTGTCGTGTAGGTCCAGAGCAAAAAACCGACAGCCGATTCACCGTCTGCATCGAGAAAATGCAGCTTCGGGCATGGCGACAAAGCGGAAGTTGGCAAAGCCATTGGCGGTCACTCCATTTACGTTCGGCGGCCTTTACTGCACGTTTCCCGCGTGATATGATAGATTCATGCGTCCACTCTCAGAAGACCTCACCGGCCAGCGGTTCGGACGATTGACCGCTGAACGACGCCTGCAACAACCGCGCACTCGCGCCACTCGCCCTGCATGGCATTGCTTGTGCGATTGCGGGCGCAGGCCGATAGTGATTGCCAAGAACCTGAAGAACGGCAACACCCGTAGTTGTAGCTGTCTTCACCATGAATCCGCCCGCCAACGCCACACGACACACGGACTCTCGGGCACCCGCGAACATCGTGCGTGGCACGCCATGAGAACCCGGTGTTACAACTCGCATAGCAAGGTCTACCCCCGTTATGGCGGCCGCGGGATCGTCGTCTGCGATTCGTGGCGGCATGATCTCGTGGCGTTCCTGCGCGACATGGGGCCATGTCCAGAAGGCCGCTCGCTCGAACGTATCGACAACAATGGCCCGTACTCGCCAGAGAACTGCCGTTGGGCCGACTATGTTGTTCAAGCCAACAACAAGCGGAACAACCACTTGATTGAGTACGCTGGAGAGCGTCACTCGATAGCGGAGTGGGGTCGCCGTTCGGTCGTGACACCGGAAGCCTTCAAGCGTCGCATCCTGACGGGCTGGGCCGTCGAGCGTGCCCTGACTACTCCCGCCCGCACAAGACGTGCTATCCTGTGACCCGTGGACGATGAGCTGGCCGGCATCCTGCTCTGGGCGTTTGGCGTGTTCGCATCCGGCCTCCTCACTTCTTGGCTCGTCATCTCGTGGAGCCGGCGCATCAGCGCGAATCCTTCGGCTCATCCCGTGGGCCGCATTCTCTGGCCCTGCCTGAAATGGCCACTCGCGGTTCTCGGCGCCTATTTTCTTGTCGGTCACTACATCCTCACTTGGGGCTGGGCGACAACCGCTTGGATGCTTGGTTTCCCATTTGCGTATGGCATTTATGAAGGCCTTAGGGCGTTTGCCCACCGAGGGCCGTCGCCGCCTCCACCGCAACGATCCGCTCCATGATCTCCATGACCTTCTGCTTGTTCTGTGCGGCGAGTGCCTTGCTCAGGTCGTCCGCCCAGATCCCCGCCTTCATCTGATTGTTCCGGAGCCAGTTTGCCGCCATCGAAAGAACGGGCACCCGCCCCGTGGCGATTTCTGCCGCCGCGATGACGTGAGCCGGGAGGCTAACGGCGTCCCGACTCGCTTGGCGGAAGGCCATCCGATCAAGGACTTCCTTTGCCGTGATCGCCTGCGATTCTCTTGCGAGGTGCGATCTGGCCTCCGGCACGGCATCCTTGACGGCATCGCGCTGGGCTTGCTCGACCTTCTTGCGGGCCTCGATTTCCACGGTCTTCAGCTCGCCCCACTGCTTGTCGGTTCGCCATTTCGAGGATGCGCGGGCGCTCTCGAGGGCTTCCTTCGCCGGGACGCTTTGGCGAAGCGCACGTATTGGCTGGCCGGTTGGCGTCATGCCGACCGTCTCGCCCATCGGCCCCTGTAACAGTTGACGCCCTGCCGCCCGAATCTGAGCTACGTCCTTGCCTGGCATTCCCTGCTTGGCGGCGCTCGCCTCAAGAGCGTCAAGGTAATGCTGCGCTCGAAGCGCCGCATCCGTGGGAGCGTTGCGGATGGCGAGCGCCCGCTGAAGTCTTCGTTCGGCGTCCGCTAGAATGGCCTGCGCCTTCTCGGGTGTCGTCAGGCGGTTGTCGATGATGAATCGGACGAGTTCCTGCGCTTTCGCGTCGATGCCGGTAAAGCTCGCGCCTGCAACCCGGCGCATGGCCGTGACGGTCGGCTTGATGGCTGCGCGAACCAAGAGTTCGGCAGCCTTCGTAAGGCGCTGCGATACGGCCTGCCCAACACGGCCCGCGATCGGAACTGTCGCGCCGAACACAGCGCCAGTCGTCGGGTCGCCGCCAGCCGCAGCCGTCAAGGCCGCTCCACCGATGGCCTCTGCCCCGCCCCGCCCAATCACATTTGCCGCCACGCGGCCCACATATGGCGCGAGGCGCGTAGTTGCGGCTGTGCCCGCTGCGCGGATCGCGCCGGCCGGTGCCGCAATCGCCGCGATTTGGGCGCCGCCCTTGCCAATACTCTGCATTACAGATGACGGCTGAAGAACTTCATCGGCCCGCGTCAGACGTTGCTGGGTAGCGCCTTGCTCGCCAGCCAACGCATCGCTGTAGGCTTCAACGCCGGGGATCTTTGCGCCAAGGCGGGCGAGGTCTACCGCGATTTGACCCACGCCCTTCGCGGCCCCGAGCGTCAGCTGGGCGGGCGGACTGTCGCGAAGGTTTTGCGCGAAGCGTTGACCAAAAGAAGGCGTCGCTGCGGCTGCCGGCTGTTGTTCCTGCTGCTCTTTGTAGAGGCGAGCGGCCTGCCGTTCGATCTCGGCCATGTCCATGTCGCCGGGGAACTCCACGATCCCGACGTTTGGGATCTCCATGACGACCGGCGGACGGACGGACTGCGGTTGCTGCTGTGGCATCAGTCGCTCCTACTTGCGTCGAGTCGGGTTGGGCGCGTAAGCCTTCGCCGCCTGATGTAATTCATCGCTGTTTCGGAATCGCGCTTTTGCCGCCTTGTTCCACGGCGCAATTGGGCCTTTGCCGCGATACACTGGCACGCCAGCCGCCATTTCCTTGCTGTGCATTCGGTAGTTCCCGGCACCGTCAATGTAGGCTCGGCCCTCGGCCCATGCCCGGAGTCCGGCTTCCTCGTCGGAGGTGTAGGGTCGTTCTGCATTGGGCGCTTCGGTAACGGCCGGAGGCGTCTCGCTGGCGGGCGCACTGGGAGGAACAGCGGCCTCGACCGCAGAAGGCGCCTCCGGAACTTGAGTAACTTCACTCGTTACCACGTCCGCCACTGGCTCAGACTTGACGATGGACAGGGCTGGCGGGGCCTGTGGCGCTGCTACTTCGCCCGGCAGGGCAATGGGTGCCCTCGATCCAGCCTGTGGCCTGACGAGCCGTGGCGCGGTCGGCGCAGGCTGTTCCAGCGCGGTCTGAAGTGCCGCGGCGACCGGCTCCGCCTCTGGCAAGGCGCGCGGGCCTTCGGGCTGCTTTCCACCCGTCGCCTCCGTCGCCCACCGCTCCTTGACCGCCTTGACCGCACGAGCGTCGTTCGCCAGCTTCCGGATCCCGCCGCGCGCCGAGGTCAGCACCTTCTTCGCGCCCCATCCTCCGGCCATGAGCGCCGCCACGTCCCTTGACGCCTCCTGCGCCTTCGGGCTCCCGCCGGCAAGTTCTGTCGCTTCCTCGGCCGTCTTTCCGGCCAACATGGCACTCGCCACCACGAACACGGTCCCAACAGGGCTCGCAAGCAAGGCAGCCGGCAAGGTTGGCGCGGCCGTCTTGAACGTGCCCTGGATGACATCCGACACCGCGCCGTAGACGACATCGCGCTCAGCCTGTGTCTTCGGCACGCTCCGGACGGACGCCAGCGTTTCGAGCCCACGGCCGATCTGCTGCGGTCCCTTGTCCAAGGCGCCCTGTCCAAACGGGACGCGCCGAGTCCATCGGCCCGTTTTCGCGTTGAAGAAGGAGTCGGCGGTCTGGACGGGCGGTTCGGGCGGCGGAGGCTCCGTTACCCGCACGGACGCCGGGTCCGTCACGCCACGGGCCTGCATGACCGGCGGACGCCCGCCAGTCGGCGCGTGTGCGCTCATCTCCTGCGCGGTCGCCAGCGACAACGGCTCTGAGCTGATGATGCTCAGGCCCGCCTGCTCCAGCGGCTCGCTCTTGACGATGGACAGACCTTGCGGTGTCGGCATCTACTTGATCCGCGTGATCCGGCCGTTCTGGTCCTTCTGCCAGACCGACCCATCAGAGAGCGTGTGACGCCCAGGCGTCGCACCTTGGAGCACAGCCGCAACGGCTGGCGGCACGCCGCCCGCTGCCGGAGTTGGAGCCTGCGTCGGCGCCGTCGCGGTCTGCCCACCGACCGGCTCGACCTTCCCAGTCTGCGGATTGAAGCGTAGGGTTGGCGTGCCTGGCGCTCCGCCAGCCGGCGGCGGAGATGTCTGTTTGTTCGGCGAAGCGACCGGATCGAGCTTGTTGGCGTCAATTCCCAGTGACTTCAGAATTTGCTGGGATTTCGGATACAGAATCCGAAAATCCTTCGGCTTGCCCATGCCGACTTCGTACTGATTGGTCAGTGCCTCAAGCCTCGACCCCGTCAGTTCGATGGCCGTATCGATCGCCCCGCGCAACTGCTCCGGCGACATACTGCTATTCAGCGTGGCCCGCCACGCCTTGATCTGTTCGTCAGTTCCAGCCGTGCCCTTGAACAGCGTGGCGAGCTCGTCGGCCACGGCGGTTGCCGCACTGTTGAACTCCACAATCCGTTTGTCGCCAGTCTGGCCGAGACCGTAGTTCTTGACGGTGTTCCATACCGTTACCGGCGCATTCTGAAGCGCCTCCGCCTTCTGCTTCAGAGTCGCCAGATGCCCCACGGCGGTATTGAGCGACCGGATGTTGTCGGCCGGTTTCCCTTGTGACTGGAAGCTGATTCGCAGCCGTTGGCGAGCCTGATACTGCGTCTGGTCGAACGTCGGGTCATAGGCGGCAGCCCGAGTTAAGCGCGTGACCCAAGGTTCGCGCGAGGTCGCAATGCCAACAGGCAAGGCAATCTGATAGTTGGCGATCTTCTTGATGAGATTGGCTTCCTGTGGACTCAGGCCCTTGAGCGCCTCTTCGCCCAATCCAACATCTGCACCAACGGCGCCCACCTGGTACATCTGCGCGTCGAGACCGAGTCGCGCCTTCGCCACACCCAACTGCCCTGCCGAAATTGCCTCAGTCGCCCGGTTGTGGCGCATTGCCTCAGCCTGCGATACCGCCAGCCGCGCCTCCTCTGTCCGCTTCTCCGGCGACACACCCATGAGCGCAATCTGCTGCGCCGCCTCTGGCGAGTAGCCCGCCGGAATCGTCGAGAGCAACTGCTTCAGCATCGGGTTGCCCGGCGCAACCGCCCGGTACATCTGAAGCAACTGCTGCCACTGCTCGTCGCTCTTCGTAGCCGAGAATGTCGTGGCGATGGATTCCCGCCACTTCGACTCGCTGTCCGGCCCGGCCTTCATCGCATCGAGCGCCAACTGGGCGCCCTGGTGCATCTTCGTCGCGTACTGGTTCGCCTCCAGCCCCCAGTTCAACGCCTGTTCGATCCGGCCAGGGTCGTAGTTCGTCCCCAGCTGGGACGCGAGTTCCGGGCCAATCACGCTTGTCACGGCCGGCAGTGCGGCCTGGAAGCTCCCTTCGTCGTTCACGCCCTGCAGGATGCGCGCGGCCGTGTCAAGGCGCGTCTGAAAGAGCTTGTACTGCTCCGTCGCCGTCTTGGCCTGCGCCGCCTGCTGCTCCGTCAGGAACTTGCGGACGGACATGTAGCCGCCCTTGGACGTCCGGCTGAGCGTGTCGAGGATCGCGTCCATGTCTTCGCCGTGCATCTGGAACGCGGCGCGCACCGCGGCATCATCCTGCGCGGCCTGCACCTTGGCCTGCAGGTCCAGTTGTCGCTGCTCCTGCTCCAAAGTCAGCGCCTTGAGCGTCTGGACCTTGACCATCGAGTCGAGCGGCGACTGAATCTTGGCCGGCGGATCGACGGAGAGCGGAATCTGTGGGTTGAGCATGGCATGTCTCTACAGATACGAACTGCTCTGTGGCCGATTGGCACGCCAGAGCGAGTACAGGTCGATGGCGCTGTTGGTGGCATTTCCGGTCCCGGCGTTCCAAGCGTTTGCTGCTCCGACTTGCCCAGCCGCCAGTACATTCCCTTGTTGTGTATAGAGATTCCCCACGTTCGCGCCGTACTGGCCGCCCCATGTGCCGAGGTTGGTGGCGGCGGTTTGGCCCATGCCCGACAATGAAGCCAGGCGATTCCAACGATTCGACTGGTTGTTACCGAAGATGTTGTAGGCCTGCTGGTACTCCCCAAGTGCCCGACCGTAGACCTTGTCGTACTCGTTCGAGGCGTAGTCCTGCCCGTATCGGGCGACGGCCTTCATCGTGCCGCCCGTGTTCAGCGTGCCGCGCGCCGAGGCCGACCGTTCGATGGCCTTTTGCCCTTGCTGCATCCGGAACTGGTAGCCGGGATCGTTCGTCTCGTTGAGCGTCGGAGCCTGGAATGGAGTGCCCCAAGCCTCCATCCCGGTCGGCACGAGCGGATAACCCTGCGGGGTAAAGGCGGGCGGTACGCCGTAACCAGGATCCGTGACGGTCATGCCCGCATACGGATCGGAAGTGCCAGCCTCCTCTTGTGGGGGAGCCGTGGGCGATGTACTTCCGGACGTCACGCCAGCCGCGAGCCCCCCGAGGCCCCGCGCCACACGCCCCCCCACTTTATTCAGTCCCTGAAGCGCACCACTGATTGCTGAACCCCGCTCGTTGATGCCCTGGCCGGTGGTCTCAATGCCTGCAGTCGGCTGTCCCACGCCAGCCGGTTGTACGCCGCCATCGGCGATGGTTGTCGGGTATGTTGATGCGTTTGCAACCACATCCGGCCGCTCTGGCGCGGTCGTTCCCAAGCCAACGCTGCCTAATTGCACTCCGGGCGAGGCCGCACTGCCGCCTGGAGGAATGGCGGTACCAGCGCCGGGATACCGCGGCATCGCCGAAACCATCCCGCTGGCGAACGCCGCCGACATTGGAGCTTGCGTCCCAGACACCGACGGTCCACCCACGGGGCCGCCCCACGGCGTGATACCCATGAGTGCGCCCATCTGGCCCATTGCCCCGCCGCCAGTCCGCAACCACGGCGCCATATTTGCCTGCTGCTGTTGCCACATCTGTCGTTGCAGATTGATGGCCTTGTCAGCGCTGGCAGCCTGCGTTGCGGCAGCGTCTTTGGCGGCTCCAGCCTGCTTGTGGCTACGATACAGTCCCACCCCAATAGAACCGACACCCAACGCGAGCATTGGCATTGACTTACCCCTTGCTTTCTGGCTTGAAAAATGCCACCAACTGCATGTCGATCGGATGCCCTTGCTGTTTCACTTGGGCTACAAGCAATCCTTCGCCGACCGCTCCGAGCCTGCGGAAGATGCGCGCAATTCGTTGGTTATGAGCAAAGAACGCCGCAACGACCTTCCTGTATCCCCCGTCGAACCAACTGGAAAGCATCTGCGCTATCGCTGCGCGAGCAATCCCTCGTCCATGCACCGCTTCGTCAAAACACACACCGCGAAACATTCCGACACCGTGCCCCATATCACTAAATCCGACCACACCGCATGGTTCGTTATCGGGCCACAGGACAATGCGCGCTGATTCGTTTGCCGCGAATCGCTGCTCCAATCCAACCCGAAACTCCTCTAGCGTTTTAGGACTACCATCGTCAACGTTCCACTGAGGCTGTTGCCACAACCACGCCCACACAAGCGCACTGTCGTCTAGGGTCATTGGCCTAAAGCGTACCGATGGCAATGGCAATTCGCGAATGAATATGGGCTCCATCGCCCGATAACCCAAGCGACCATAAATGCGTTCGGTCTGAGTAGTTGGCGCGACGAGCGACAGCCGAGTTGCGCCCTGCCGAATCGCCCATTCCTCGGCCGCACGCAACAACCGCAGCCCATGCCCCCGATGTTCTGGCGCAACAAACCACACGAGTTCCGTGGCCGACAGTTCGTAGGAGAGAGGGTGACGAATGAGACACAGCGCAATAACTCCGATTACCTGACCGTCCCGATCCGACACAAACACCGTTCCATCTGGCGACCCAAGGGTTCTTCGCAGCACTGACATTAGCAATTCAGGCCGACTTGTCATCTCGTCTCGATGGCCACGCTCGGCTCCGAAGCGCATGACGAGCGCCACGATCTGTTCTGCATCTTTCGCCGTCGCTTCTCGGATCACGCTACCTCCGGTAATACCACTTGAGCGCCGTCGTCGCCGTGACCGTGGTCAAGGCCGGCGTCGTCACTCGGGTCGCCGTCACGCGCGTCCCCAGCGTGAGCTTGGTCGTCTGAGCCCCACTCGATAATACCCATCCATACGGGGCCGGTAGCGCGGCCGCCTGCACAACGTAGCCATTCCCGTTGTCCCCGGGCGCAAACTCCCACGCCATGCCGTTCCACCTGAGTAAATGGTTGTAGTCCGCCACGAACAGCAAGAACCCGACATCGTTCAGCCCGAGGTCCGTCGGGATGCTCGAAGAACCGCCGCCAACCGTCCAATGCACATACAGCGTGCCCGTATCCGATGTCCCCCCAATGACCCATCCCGAATCAATCGAGACAATCGACAGCCAGAGCGGCCCCAGACTCGACACCGTGATCTGTGAGGCCGGGTCCGTCATCGCGGCGTTGCGGCCCCAGACGTAGGAGACGGCCGCGTTGTTGCCCGGTCCGCCGCCCGAGAACACCCACGTCTTGCCGTTCTTCTCCACGAGCGGGCCGAGGTTCTGCCATTGCCCTTCGACCGCCGCACTGATGCGATGCTGTGGGCCGGTCGGCGGCGAGACATAGATGCCCTTGACGCCCTGATACGCGACCCAGCCCGACTCCGACACCGCAAAGAAGTAGTCCTCGTCGAGTTGCGCGATGCTGCGCTGAAACACGCCGTTCTTGTAGACCTGAATGGTCCAATCGCTCATCCGATGCGTGATCAGATAGTCGCCCGCCATTGCCAGCCCGTACGCGTCCCCCGCCCGAATCACCACATCGTCATAGACAATCCGGAGTCCCGTTGTGAGCCACGTCCCCCAATGCCCAGAGACCGCTGCGTAGCTGTTGGCCGCCGCGTGCGCGTAGCTGATGCCCAGATTCACCTTCGTCCACGTCCCGACTTCCACGGAGAAGAGTTGCGTCGTGTTGACACTGTCGTTCGGATCCAGTTCTTCGAGGATGTACAGCGTCGTCGCCCCGTACCAGCCCATCGGACGACCCGTGCCAACGTAGTGTTCGGTTCCCGTGGCGAGGTCCGCGATGTAGACGGTTCCGTTTCCGTAGGCCACATACAACCCGTCGGGCGACACTTGCGGCCACCAGCCGTTGATCGTCGTCGGGCTCCACGGATTCCGAATGAGCGGAGACGTCGCCATCTGCTCCTCGCCCCTATGCCGGAAAGTACCAAAGCGCCAGGTTCGCTGCCGAGGCGTCGATGAAGTTCCAGACGAGATCGCCGGACCCGCCGACGACATCGTAGATTTCGGATGTCAGGCCGTCCGGTCGCTTCCAGTTGATCGCGTCCACGGCATGACCGTTGTACTGGTTCTGCGCGCCGTCCTTCCGGACGTGCCCCCAGTTCGGATCGAGCGCGTGGAGCGCCTCGACCGCCACTTCCACGAACGCGCCCCGTCCGTCCGCCGCGTCCTCGTTCGCCTCTGACAGATCCCACGTGCCCGCGTCGTAGACCGCCTGTAGCGTCGTGAGCATGTCCGGCGCTTGGGCATCGCCCGGCGTGGGCGGTGTCGGCGGCGTCGGCGGTGTCGTCCCGCCTCCACCAGAGGCCACCAGTACGTCTCCGAATCGCGCCATCATGATCCCCGTCGCCCAGTGCCAGCCGTCCTCCAAGGCGATATAGAACACCCACCGCGACCGGTCGAAGAACAGCGTCCCCTTCGGCACACTGTCAATCAACGGCCGCTCGCCGTGGTAGCCCGTCACAATGGTCGGCGTCGTATCGAGCCGGCGCTGGATGTCGAGAAACCAGCGTTGATACTGCCGCGTGGCCCGGTCCTCGCCCTTCACATCCGTCACGGGATCCCGAATCGGCGGGAGCACCTTCACCTTGTAAGGGTCGAGCGGCCCCATGCCGGGAAACGTCTCACTGCCCGACTCGTCGCCATCCGAAGATCCGGACGGTTCGGCGTCCGGGATGGCGTCGTAGACGGCGTTGCAGTAGGGAATCAGCGCCGGGTGATTGATGAGCCCCGAGGGCCGCATGGCGTTGAACCAGAGGACCCCCTGCACACCCACGTTCGCGCGCATCAAATCCGGCACGATGGTCGTCAAGCCGATCAGGTCGCCCTGATACCAACTGGAGAAGCCGTCCCCGGAGTGGTCGTAGGCGTTGCCGATCAGCACGACCGGCACCGTCGGCCCGAGAGCCGTCAAGGCCGCCTGTACTCGCACCTGGACTGCGGCCGGCGTCTCGGTCGTCGTCAACGGGTAGACTTCGATCCCGAGATAGTCGATGTTCGCCAAGGCGCCGGACGGCATGAAGCCATCGCAGTTGCCGACGATTGGGAGACCGATTGCCGCGCCCGCCGCCGCCGAAGCCGCCGCGCTCAGAAGCGCCGCCTCGCTCGTCGCATCGAGCCAGACCGCCAGGAGTTGATCGGCCGGCACACCGGGCAGCGTCAACAGGTCCGCGATGATCGGGAGCGAGGTGCGCGCCGCCTTGGCCGCCGGGTCGTTTGGGGAGGCCCCGGTTTCATCCACGATGACCGTGCAGGTCGCGCTCAGGTCCAGATCATCGGCATCGCCGTAGCGATCCGTGATGGCCCCGACATACCCGCACCAGAGCCCCGTGCGTTCTGTGAACATCTCGACTGTGGCGTCCGGCAGATCGTGCGCCACGATGCCGACGTAGAAGCCCTGAGCCGTCGCCGCCGTCACGATGAGGCGGTCGGCCGTGCCGGCGACCTGCGGATCGGCCAGCGTCGCCGCCAGATTGAGTGTGGTCGTCTCCCCGTCTACCTCGATTGCAATGGTCCCGGCGGTGCTCGAGACGATGCCCACCACGATGTCTGGGATCCGCCGCGTGCTGGTCAACGTGCGCCCGTCACTGATCGGCACGGAATCGCTCGTCGCGGCAATCAGGGGCGTGCCGTTGTAGCTGTAGCTTCCGAAACCAGCCCCAGACACCGTGCCTCGCGCGTCAGTCGAGACCAGCGCACCCGCCGCGCTGTAGCGCACATGGTCATACGTCGTGGCTGTCCGCTGAATGTCCACAGTCCAGCCGTCGTCGTCCCACGCGCAGAGCATCGGGCCGTAGGCGATGCCGTTCAGAATGCGCGTCACGGCCCCGCCATTGGTCACGACGAGGATCTGGACGGTCCCAGTCGGCAGCGAGGAGCCGACCACCAGGACCGCGTTCGACGACGAGCACGCGGCCCGGACGAAACTGACACCCGCCTCGATATCCGTCCGCCAGATGACACTGCCGCTTTCGTCCTCGCAGTAGATGGTCTTCGAGTTTGCCGCGACCCGAATGACGCCGAAGGTGCCGTCTGCCCAGACAAACGGCGCCCCCCAGGAACCATCCGTCACGTAGCGTGAACTCTCGATGGTGAAGGCCATCTTCTAACTCCGTCCCGGCTCGCTGTAGAGGTAGGCTTCGATGAGGCACCACTTCACGGGGTCCGTCACGACCACCTGAAACACCCGGTCCCTCGACCGCCCGAGTCGATGCCACACCGCCCGGCGCCCGAACTGCCCGATTCGCCCCGCTGACACCCAGTGCTCGTTCCCGAACGTGTGTCCGCCATCGTCCGACCACTGGAGCATGACCTGTGGATCGACGCCGATCTGGCTGTTCTCCCGGCCGATGGACAACCCGACGCCGGTTTCCAGATCCAACTCGAACTCGTGATAGAAGATGCCGCTGGCTTCGTATGAGATGTGCGGCGCCCGGCGCAAGCGACGGATCGGATAGACATCCTCCAACCCAATGCTTGGCGAGGGCGAGGCCGATTCCGAGACGGACGGGCTGACACTCGGCGACGCCGAGGGACTGACCGATGCACTCGGGCTGACCGACGGAGACGCCGAGGGGGAGATGGACGGCGATAGAGAGGCCGACCGGCTTGGACTGGCCGACGCCGAGACCGAGGCGGACTCAGAGACCGACGGCGAAACGGACGCCGAGACGCCTTCCCATCGGCAGACGAAGTCGTCCACGAACGCAGTCGGAATCTCCTCCGAAGGAGACGGGCTCCCTGAGAACGAGACCGACGGCGAGCGGGATTCGGATGATGAAGGGGACACGGATGACGAGGCAGATTCCGAGACAGACGGTGAGGCCGATTCCGACTGACTCGGGCTCACCGATGGGGAACTTGATGGCGACTGGCTCGGGCTGACAGACGGAGATGCGGATTGTGACGTCGAGACTGACGACGACACGGATTCAGACTGGCTCGGGCTGATCGACGACGAAGCCGACTCGGACAGAGACGGTGAGACAGAGTCGGACGCCGATTCAGAGACCGATGGCGACCGCGACTCAGATACCGACGGCGACACGGAGGCCGATTCACTCGGGCTGACGGAACCCGACGGCGACACGCTCGGGCTTTCGGACGGCGAAGTCGAGGACGAGGGCGAAACCGACTCCGACAGGCTTGGGCTCAGAGACGCGCTCGCTGACTCCGACACCGACGGCGACACGCTCTCGCTGACAGATGCGGACACCGATGCCGACAGGCTCTCACTGACTGAAGCCGACACGGATTCTGATACGCTCGGGCTCGTCGATTCCGACGTGCTCGCGCTCGGGCTGACACTCGCCGAGATGCCCAATTCGATGTCGCCGCCGCCGAAGTCGTCATAGTAGGTCGGAACGCCCGTCGTCTCACCAGCCCGAAGCACGAGATAGCCCGCCGATGTGATGCGCTCCGCGCCCGTGTCCGTGACCGTGCCCGCGAGCGTCCAGCCCGCGCCGGTATCGGTATAGATGTCAATCGTGACGGTGTCCGAACCAGAGATCCGGACGCCCAGCTTGTGGCCGTTCGTGAACGAGGCCGCGATGGTCGTCCCGATGGCCGTCCACGTCCCACCCGCCACGACCCGCCCCACGTCGATCCCTGCGCTACTCCAGCGAGCCTCGTAGTAGGTCGGCGCGGCGCCCGGCGTGCCCCGCACGAACAGCGATGCATCATTGACCGTGGTATCAAGGGTGTCGATTGTGACCCAGGCTTCGCAATCCGGCCCGAAGGTCGAGACGTTCCAGTACGCCGAGTTCTTCTTGTTCCAGTTGGTCGATGTCCCGGCCTTGCCGGAGGTATTCTTGAGCGTGCCGCCGCGCTCCCAGGCAGACCAGTTCGACGAGGGCGGTGGCCCTTGATCGACCCGGTCGAAGTTGTCGAGTAGCGGCGTCTGCGGGAAGTCCATCAGTCGCCTCTCATCCCGACACGTAAATCAGGCGCCACTGCACATAGCGCCAGGACTCCGTCACCGCGCCTGTATAGGTGGCCCACGCGGGCGAGGCATCATGCTGCCCGAAGATCATCGCGCTGCCCCGCACGGAGACTGTTACCGTTCCAGTGCCGATGCCGTACTTGTCCCGAATCGACCAGATGCGTTTGAGCGCGTCGTCACCCATGTCCACGATGGAACTCACGTAAACATCGCCGCCGGCCACTTCTAGTCGGCCCCAGTCGGGATCCCCTTCGACCTCGCCCTTGATGGCCGGCGCGACTTCCCATGCCTGCCACGAGACCGGTTGTTCGTCCGCGTCCGGATACTGCTCACCCCAGCAGATGCCGTTGTAGCTACTGATGGACGGCGACGGTGAAGGCGACGGGGAGCGAGACGGCGTGCCAGACGGCGACCGCGAGAGCGACAGTGAGGCCGACCGGGACGGCGACAGGCTGGCGCTGGCACTCTCGGATTGTGACGGGGAAGCCGATGGTGACTCGGACCCAGACACGCTTGGCGACACCGACTCAGAAATCGACGGCGATGCCGAGGGCGATGCCGACTCAGACACGGACCCGGATGCCGAGGGCGAGAGCGAAGGGCTGATCGACTCGGACACCGACGGCGACACTGACGCGCTGACGGACGCGGACACTGATGGTGTGGCGGACGGACTCTCCGACTGCGACACGGACTGCGACGGCGAAACCGATGGACTTTCGGACGCCGATACAGAAGCGCTAACTGAGGCCGATATTGAGGGGCTCTCGCTTCCAGCAGCCCCTCCGAGAGTCTGCCGCATCGCCCAATGGGTTGATGCCACAGTCGGCGAGCTGGTCGGAATCGATCGAAAGTCCCAGGTGTCTTCATCCGCGATCGTGACTGTTCCCGTTGCATCATACGCGGAGGTTTCGGCATCAGCGATTGTGACGCCCGGCCCACCAGCGGGAGACGCTCCGTTTTGCCGCAGAGAAATCGCGTAGTTGTTGCCCGCGCCAGGCGTGCCGCGCAACTCAACCCGTAACCGATCGAGCGTGACGGTGCTGACGCCGCCGTAGACGATCGCCGCGCTTTCGGCTAGCTGCCAGACCCATGCTGAGGCCCAATTTGGATTGAGGTACCTGGTAGAGTCCGGACTGAGGGCGTCGTATGACCCCCCAAATACCATTGCCTCGCCGTCTGTTGTCGCCGTGAACTTGCAGGTCGGGCTGGCACCGGCTATGAAGTTGTGCGATTGCACCGTCTCGACGTAGACGAAATCTCCCGGGACCACTGCTAACGTGAATGGCGTCCACGCCTGGTATTGGCCAGCGCCAACGGTCGTGACCGTGTTGACCGTTCCGCCTGTGCCGTCCTGCTTCACTCCGTTCAGATAGAGGCAGACTACTTGGGATTGCCCGGCAGACAGCGTGCCTGTCGCAAGCAGACCCAGCCCGTCAATCGTGCCGGCGACAGGGATGACCTGTTGCTGGAGCGACCCGGCACCGTTGTACCACCCGAGATCCAAAAACAGCCCATTGCGATAGGTGCCAGCGAAGGAGTTGACATAGCCGGCCGCATATCCGTACCCACTCTCCCCCGCTGCCGTGGCCTCGAACTCCACCGAGATCCACGTATTTGCGATGTTCGCGGGTGTGCCGCTGTGCGTGAGTTTCCAGCTGATGATGTCGCCTGCCGCTACCGCCCCGTCCGTCCCAGTGAGCCGCGCCGTTGTGTTCGCGTCCGCGATCGTGCAGGTGAGCCCAGAGTCAGCCCCGTTGATTCGCAGCGCGACCGTCCAACTCGTTCCGGCGCCTGGCGCGGTTGGAATTGTGAAGATCAGATTACGAAAGTTCCCTGCAACCTCCCACCGTTGACGACCAAGCGTCTCGGTTGCGCTCCACGTCTGCGCCTGCGATACATCACCGTACATGGCGGCAGCCGTGCCGAGGACGTTGTTCGTCGAGCGGGTGCAGAAGAATTGCGTTGTTGCCATTTACCGCCGTCCCGATTCCAGTTGCAAGTAGGCATCAACCAGCGCCCACTTCACCGGATCGCTCACCACCACCCGATAGATCCGATCCCGCGTTCGCCCCAGCCGGTACCACAGCGCACGCCTCTTGAACTCGCCGATCTTCCCCGCGCTCGTCCAATGCTCGTGACTCCAGGTGTGCCCGTGGTCGTCGCTCCAGCACAACATGATCTGGGGATCCGATCCCTGTCCACTCGACAGCCCGACGCCTGTTTCCAGATCCAACTGAAAGCGTTGATGGAACTGCCAGCGGTGCTCGTCGGACAGGTGTGGCGCCTGCCGGAGCCGCCGAATCAGGTATGTCTGCTCCTCGGCCATGCTCGGGGATGGCGAGGGCGACGAGGACGCCGACGGAGACACGGACGCGCTGGCCGAACGCGATGAGGAGGGGGACGCCGACGCTATTGCAACGCGGGCAATGAGCAGTGGACAGGACTTTGAGTGTGCGAACCGGGGCGCGTCCACATCGCCCGCAATTATCGCAATTCCCTCGCTGAACGCCACCACTGTGGGTAGCGCTCTCGCCACCGATCCGTCACTGATGTTGAACTCAGTAAATTTGTCGTACCCGTTGTAATACCCGAATACCCCGATCGCCTGTTGCCACACCCAGAACGTGCTGTCCGTCACGCCGCGGGCGATATGATGGATGTACCACTCCGCCGGATCGTCCGTCATGACATATGCCGTCAGCAACGTCCCGTCAGCGCCATATCGTTTGACCGCATACGCGGCCCCACCGATTGTTTTCTTGCACGACAGCAGGAAGGATCCGTCGGCATAGACTGCGAAGTCGCCATTCATCAGCGGGTTGTATCCGCCCGCGTTCGCCACGAAGAGACCCAGACTAGTCCCGGTCGCCAGATCGTACCGAAAGACCCCGTTGCTCTGGACGTAGTAGAGGATCGTCTCATCGGGAGAGACGCCGATCCCGCCTAGCGCAACATAGGCTGTGAGCGGAAAGTCGGTTGTGCTGATGACAGTACCATCATCGGCAATGACCCACAGCCACAATGCGCCCGTGCCCGACACGTCCTCGTCCACGACATAGAACGTGCCCGCCTCTGAGCAGCAGAACTGCGGAAACCAGTCGCTCTCGACCGAGGCATGGAAACCGGAAATCTCCGTAACCAATGACACGTCAGAGTCGTACAGGGCGATGCGCGTCAGATCGTCGGATCGGACCAGAATACGCCCCGTGACCGGCGAGGTTGCGCCCGTCTCCCCATGCGGAAACGGATGCACCACGCGCCGCACATGGCCATCGGTGGCGTCCAGCGCGACGAGCGGATGCCCCTCACTGTCGTCTGGAATGAGCAACGACCCCAGCGGGACAGACTCCACCGGGGCAGGCGTGAACATCACCGTCAGCGGCGGCGCATCCGGATCCGGCTGCACGAACGTCGTGTTGCGGACTCGGACGTAGTAGGTCGTCACGCCGACAACGGGAACGCAAATCGGGAAGTTGTCCTGCAACGTGCCTACGGTGGGAGACACCGTAAACACGGTCGTCAGATCCTCCGGCGTGCCGGAGTAGATCACAATTTCCTTGCGGTAGTCCCACGTCGGCTCAGACCAGATGTAGACGCCGAAGGCGCATTCCGTGCCATTGGTCGTGTAGGTGTACCAGACCTGTTGATCCCCGGCCAGACCGGCGATGTCCTCCACAATCGTCGTGGGCAAGCTGGCAATGACCGTTGCTGTTGCGGCTGTCTGGCCCACCTATAACCCTCCGTCGATGACCAGTTCGTCATCGAGGTAGTCCAGGCTCATCTGGTAGATGGTGCCGCTCTGCCGGTCGCCAACCAGGTGCTGACCCCACGTCGTGAAGCAGTGACACCGCGCGAGATGCGGCCACCAGCGCGAGAACGTCGCGTCCCACATGGCCCGTTCATGCCAAAGGCCTATCGCCACGTCGTAGACCCACGAGGTTTCGAGGTCCGGCACATACACGAAGTAGAAGCTGTGCCCCTCCTCGTCGTACGTGAACGCGATCGCCTCCGTCAGCCGGGACGACTGCCCGAAGGCGTATTCGACGGCATGGGTCGAGATGCGGATCGGGTTGTAGCCCTGCATCCGGTAGACCTTGCCCGCCCCGCGTTCGTCCGCGCCAATCCAGAACAGGGTGTTGTCGATGCGAGCCACGGAGAACGGCGCCCAGATGCCGAACTCGATGAAGACACCCTGAATCGGGCCGAACGGAAAATCAGCATTCCCGGTGTTGATCCAGACCTCGCTTTTGCGCGATCCGAACAGCCACACTTCCTTGTGGTCGCAGATGAGCGCCAGAATCCGGTTGCTGCTGCTCGACACCTGCGCGGTGTCGGCGACGTCCCAGGTTGTCCCGTCGTTCAACGCGCTGATGTAGAGTTGCCACTCCCCGGCGAGTACCACGAAGTACCCGTCGATGTAGTCGCCCATCATCACGCGCTCGGGGAAGTCGCTCTCCCCATCGTCACTCCCCGATGGCGAGGCCGACACCGAGAGCGCCGGCGTGCCCGAAATCTGTGTCAGTTCGTCGGTTCGCAAGTCGTAGCAGTAGAGCCGTTCGCCGGCAATCACCATCAACTGAAACCCACCGACGCCGTTCGACACGATGGTGGCGGGCGTGCCGTTGTCCGCCACGACGCCTCGCACCGTCGTCGTGCGGTCGGCGAAGACTTCGACCAAGGAGGAGCCCGCCACGGCGAACACGCGCCCGTCCTGCGCCCATAGGCCATAGATCGGCGACCCGCCCGCATCCGCGAACACGCGCAGCCCCGGCGTCCCGAGGAGCACAATCGGACTCTTGGCGTTCCCCGGCTGGGTCAACTCCGGATAGAAGTTGATCGTCCGCTCCGCGTTCACGTTCAACGAACGGTGAACCTGCGTCCCGCCGATGAAGCCCGCATATCGAGGCATCGTCGTTACTTCTGGTACAGCGCCACGAAGGTGGAACTACCGGTTCCGGTGCTGTTGATGCGCTTCGCCCGAATCGGCAGAATCGTCCCGACCGGAACGGCCACGAACAGCACCGTGTCGCCGTTCTCCAGCACGACGGTCACGTTGCCCGCCTCGGTCCCGACGAAGATCGCGTCACAGGTGCCCTTCTGGAAATCCACCGTGTCGCTCTTGGTTTCCGCCTTCGCGTAGTTGTAGGACGAGTTGGTCTGCATGACTCACTCCCCGGTGTTGATGTTGAACGCGCTGTTCGTGTTGAACAACAGCGCCGCGTCCACGCTCATGTCCATTGGCGTGATATTCGCCCGCTTGATGGTGCCCAGCGTCTCGACGGCCAGCTGCGCGACGGTCGGATCGAGTGGACGTCCAAACTCCGGACAGAGCCGCACGGCAAGGTTGTAGCGAATCGCTTCCCGGTAGCCCGGCGCCAGGTCGTAGTCCGTCAGAAGCGTGGCGAACTCGGTGAGCGGCGTGCCCCACGAAATCGCCACCGTATCGGCCGCATCCGGCACCGGCCAGAACGACAGGTAGGCCAGCGGGAACGTCTTGCGGTAGTAGTACCGGTTGGGCGTGCCCGACTGGCTCCGCGTCGAGAGAATCCGCCACTCGTCTTCCGTGTAGGGCTCCAGCCGCGTCTCGATGGTCGGACTCGCCGAAAGCGCGATGGTGATGCCGTCCAGATAGACCGGCCGCACTTGATCGAACGTGCCGCTTGCGCCAATGGAGTAGGTCTGCGTCCCCGCGACGAGCGCATAGGTCGAACGGGTCCGGTAGGCGATTGTCAGGTGGTGGATCGCCCACGTGTCGATCATCGCGTTCAGCGCGGTGAGACAATCGGTTGCCTCGCTCGCGCCCAGCGTTTCCCCGGCCGCGAGCACGCCGATGGACTTGAGCGCCTGTTGAATCAGACTGTTTGCGGTCATGTGCGTGCCCTCACGTCGGCCAGAAACGCGGGAAAGCGGCCCTTCGTCGGACCCCAGCCGGGAATCTCGTCCACCTCGCGCCACTCCGTACACGTCCGCTTGTCGCGGAATCCGTCCTGCGACCAGCGTGAGGCCGTGATGTTGCAGCCGTGGCGGATGTCGATATAGGGCTGCGCCGCCCGGAACCGTTCCTGCGGCACGTGGTCGATGCCACGGGGCGGCGGATGGTTCCCCGGTTCGTAGCCCGTGCCGTGGTCGTAGCCAGCCTGTTCCGTCCGCGCCACGCGCGCCCGGTAGTGCTGAATCAGCAGTTCCCGGTCAGCGCAGAGGCCAGATACCTGGTTGGCCAGATAGCTCACGGCCCGCCCGGTGTGCGCGTCGAGCCGATACCAGTGAACGTCGTAGTAATAGCGGTCGGCGGACGGCGGCGTGAAGTCGAAGTGCTCTGGTGGGTACAGCACGTCATGCTCCGCCAGAAACGCGACGTCGGTGTCCAGCGCTTCGAGACCCGCGAGGATCTGGCGGAACATCGTCAGCCGGCCGCGCTCAAGCGGTGTCCACTCCCGGGCGAATGGCTCCGGCGAGGCGGGCGGCTCACTCGAATCGACCCAGATCACCGTGTCATCCGACTGGTAGGGCACGATGTTCAGCCCAAGGCCCGGGACAGGCTGCAGCGTCACGGACACGAGCGACAGGCCCGCCGTGGCACGGAGTAGTTGAGCCCAGCATGTCTCGAGGATGGCCGGGTCGCCGCGGCAGTCGGAGTAGTAGACGATGCCCTTCGTCATGCCGCCACCTCGCGCCGCGGGCTGAAGATCAGCGCCGCCTGCTGCACCATCGCCAGAATCGCCTCGCGCTGCGGTGGGTCGTCCTTCGATGCGGGCTGGTGCCAGCCCGGGACCGGCTCGAATCTCTCCACTAGCCAGTCGAGCGGCCGGACCTGTCGCGGCCAGGCGTTCTGGTACCACATGGCCCGCGAGTGCTTTCGGGCCGTCTCGACCTGCGAATTGGACATCGGGTAGGGGAAGCCCCACTCCGGCCCGCCGTGCGTGCGGAACATGTGGCTGTACCACGTCCGCTTGTTCACAACATGCCGCCCGCCCGACAGCCACGACTTCAGCGCCACCTCGACCCCGAACTGGCCCCATGAACCGTGTTCCTCGTCCATCCCGCCCAACTCCCAGAACCGATCCCGACGCATGAAGAAGCACGCCCCGAGCGCCGTCATCATGTCGGCGAGCTCGCCCTGGGACGCCGGCCGCTTGTCCACGCCCTGCCAGTACTGGTATTGGAGGTTGGCGTCGAACCGGTTGAAGTCCGTTTTCCGATGCCAGCGCGGTTTCCACACCATGACGCGCTCAAAGCCCTCCGGACTCTTGCACTTCCCGCAGGCTGACGGCTTGGCTCCCTGGTAGATCCGGTCCCCACACGCCCGGCACTGCCAGTCGAAGGCGTGCAGGTTGTAGAGTCGGGGAATCGTGGTGTCCTCGCGCGCCAATTCGCCCCGTTCGTAGGGCTCGATCAGCTTCCGGTCGAAGCCCTGATCGAGCGCACAGTGCGCGTCCAGCTTCATCACGTAGGTCGCCGTCGAGAGCCGGGCCGCCTCGTTCACCGCCGCCCGCTGCCCGATGCTCGCGTGATGCACAAGCGTGACCTTCGGATGGTCCACGAGCGGCGGAGTCGGCCAAGCCCCGTCGCAGACGGCGATGACGTCGGTATCAGCCTCCGCGTGCGTCAACACGTCCTCTACGGTGTTCTTGAGGAACACCTCATTCCGCGATGCGATGAGCACGGAGAGGTCAGGCACGCTTCACCCTCCGGCTGGTCCGCGTGAACTCAAAGTGGGGCTCGTGGTAGCCGTATCCGATCTGTGCGTCAATCGTCGCCACGTCACAGTCCGCGCTCGCCAGTGCGTAGGGCAACGACAACTGGTCATTCAGGTGGTAGCGCGAGATGTGGAACCACCATTCCTTCATCGCCTGCTTGACACGATGGATCGGCCGGTAGGCGAAGATCCCGCTGGCGTACAGGTGCTCGTCGTAGGAGAAGGTCGCCCGAATGGCCTCCATCTGCTCATCCAGCAGTTCCCCCTGATACCGCGCCTGAAGCCGCTGACTCGTGGCGAGGTTGTCCCGAAGAAACGCGGCTTCTTCCTCGATAGTTTGTCGCTCCGGGTGCTCGAAGAAGACGATGTCGTGATCGGCCAGTTGTCGAAGCAGCCAGATGATGGAGTCTTCGCGGGCCAGCCGGAACGCCGCGTCAATCCACACATAGACGTCAGAGTCCGGCACCATCTCCCAGCCGAACAGCTTCGGGAGCTTGCTCTGCAGCCTGGGCGTCATTGCGGCCCGGCGCGGCGGGAAGGTCTCGTCCGTGAACAGGTGCATCGACACGGTCGTCCAGGGCGGCACGACCTGGGCGACGTGCTGGACCGGCGCTTCCGCGTTCCCGAGGTTGGCCGACATGACCGCGATGTTCATTTCCGTTCTGCTATCTGGCGCAAAAGGCGGTTCGTTTCTTTCTGTTCTTCCAAGAGTTCTTTGGCCGTTCGGTCACGCTGGTATTTAGCGTTAGCGGCCGCGGTCTCGTCGCGTTCCGTTTGAACAGAACATCCGCATGGAAGCGGATCCCAACATTGCGGACATTTCGTGTGAATCATCCCCATCGTTACTCCTTCACCCAGAAGTAGCTATGAATCCGCGTGCCCCGGTGCCCGTAGTCCAGCAGGAACCACGGGCTCACGTCGTACGCCTGCACCCAGGACTGAACGGCTTCGATGACCCGCCAGTGCGGATGCTGCGGAAAGACGTGGTAGTCATGCCCTGCCACAATCCCGCCCGTTCGCACCTTCGGACTCCAAGCCGCCAGATCCGCCACAACGCATTCAAACCGGTGATTGGCGTCCAGGTAGACGAAGTCCAGCGACCCATCCCGGAACTGCTTCGCCGCCTCCACGCTCATGGCCTTGACCAACCGGCAGTCGTAGGACGCCAGGCGTCTTCGAGCCTCCTGTCGCGCCTCGACTAGCCGCACGGCCGTGTGGTCGGCGTAACCCGGATACGTCTCCCACGCGTCCACGCACGCCAGGTGCAGGCCCGGATTGGCGTGACAGAGCTGTTCGGCGTACTTCCCCGCCGCGACCCCGATCTCCGCGCCGCGCGTGAAGCCGCACTCCGCAAAGAGCATCGCTAACTGGTAGCGCCCGAAGTCCGAGAGCACCATCGGCATCGGTGCCGTGAAACTCACCGGCAACGGCGAGTGCTGGCTGACGATGCCCAAGGTGGCGCGACAGGCCCCCGTCATGCCGTCACCTCGGCTGCCTCAAGTGCGTAGACCGCATTCGAGACGAGCACGCGGCCGAAGGGCCGTTCGCCAGCCGTCACCACGTAGGCCCACCCGTCGTCGCGCACCGGTTCGTCCTCCAGGATGAGCAGTTCGTGCGTTCGCTCGCCCGGTCGTGCCCCGATGACCCGCTGATGCGGACTGATGGCATCGGCCAGATCGCCCAGCCGGCAGGCGCCCAGCTTCGGCACGAACACCTCGCCGCCCCGCATCACATGGACCGCCCGCCAGAGGAACGCCGCCGCCTCGTCCACGGTCATGTAGAACCGCGTCATCGTCGGGTCCGTGACGGTAATCGGCTCGCCTTTGGCCACCTGTTCTCGCCAGACCGGCAGCACACTGCCTGTCGACCCAATCAGATTGCCCGCCCGGACAGCCGAGAAGCCGGCCGCCACGATAATCCGCTCCAAGAGGGCCTTGGTGGCCCCGTAGACGCACGTACTCTGCACGGCCTTGTCGCTGGACATCGCCAGCACACGCGCGCCGTAGCGGGTCGCCACGTCAATCACGTTCGCCGTCCCGACGACGTTCGTTTGAACCGCTTCCAAGGGAAACTGCTCGCAGTTCGTGACGTGCTTCAGCGCGGCCAGATGGACAATGACCTCGACCGGATGCACCGTCATCGCCCGGGCCAAGGCCCCGTTGTCGCGCACATCCCCCAGCCAGAAGTGCAGCCGGGAATCCGACATGTCCATCCGCATCCGGCGCTGCGTCTCTTCGCTGCGCGAGAACACGACCACCTGCTCAGCCCCGTGGTCGAGGGCGTACCGGACGAACACTTGTCCGAGATACCCGGTGCCGCCCGTGACGAGGACCGTCACGGCTTCACCCACAGATAGCTGCGCTCTTTGTCGCGCGGTTCCCGGTCGGGATGCACCTTCGTGCGGCCCAGAATGAACCAGGGATTGATGTCGTTCGCCCGGGTCCAGCCCTGCACCGCCTCGACGACCCGGAAGCCGGGAATCGACCGCCGGATGTTCACGTAGTCATGCCCGCTGATGATGCCGCCCGGCTTGACCTTCTTCGTCCACGCGGCGAGGTCCGCCACGACGTATTCGAAGCCGTGATTCGCGTCGATGTAGACGAAATCGAGTGAGTTGTCGGGGATGTCCTCAGCGGCCTCCAGCGAGAACTTTGGAATGATGGTGACGTGGCGGAAGGCCGCGAGCCGGGCCATCGCCATCTCGCGGGCCGCCTCCAGGCTCGCCCGGAGTTCGTAGTCGTGATAGTCCTTGTACCGCACCCACGGATCGACCGCGAACAGGTGCAGGTCGGGGATGCCCTGACAGAGTGCTTCGGAGAACTCTCCCTGCCAGACGCCAATCTCCGCGCCCACGGTGTAGCCGAGGTCACGGAACAGGTGCGGCAGGTCAGCCCGCACCCCGCCGGCCAGTTCGAGTGGCAACGACCCCGCAAGGTCGGCCACCTTGTACCGAGCGCAGATGGCGTCAAGGGCGGTCTGATTCATGCCTGTGCCCACAGTCATCCGCATTTGTCATGAGAGCCACTACGTCCGAACGGCCCCCTGTGGTTTGGTGCTGGTAGATGTTTGGATACTGGCAGGTAGAGTAGTACGTGTTGTACAACACCTTCTCCTGCCACTCCTTGCCACAATCCACGCAGTACGGAACCTTGCACACCTTGCACAACTTGATGTTGTTGTGCTCGCACACGCACTGATGCTGATGTTTCATACCGCTGCCTTCCTCGCGTCAATCGCTACCCGATACTTCGGATCCTGCCAGTCGTCTGGCCACGGCCCGACCGGCGCCTCGTGCAACACGTCCCAGAACTTCTCGACCAGCGCCGGGAACCCCGACTGGGCCATCCAGTGCTCAGCGCTCGCCCTTAGCGCTCGCACCCAGCGCGGCTTGATCAGCCGGAAGCCCCGCTTGTGGTCTCGCCCCTTCCAGAGATGCGCGTACCACACGCCCTTGTGGATGACGACTCGCCCGCCATTCAGCCACGTCGCCAGCCCGAGTTCCTGGGGTTCCTGCGCGACGTAGTACCGCGCCGGGTCCATCGGCCCGATGCGCTCGAAGTGCTGCTTCGTCAGGAACCACGCGCTGCCCTGATAGCTCAGGATGTCGTCAATCGGCTGGATGTGCGCTCGCGCCGCGTTCACATCGGGCCCGCAGGCTTTGTCGTGCAAGCCGGGATGGTTCAGCGTCGGATCCCACGGGAAGGTGAGGTAGAAGTACTGCCAGGGCTCCCGGTAGCGCGTCCACGTGTCGGCGTTCAGGGAGTACTTCGCCGGCACGACAATCGAATCGTCCCCGCAGACCTTCGCCAGTTCCACGTCGTAGCCTTCCGACACGGCGCAATGGGCGTCGATCTTGAGCAGGTAGTCGCCCGTGGCTACCCGCGCGCCGGCATTCAGGCAAGACCGAAGTCCTTGCGGCACCGTCCAATGGATCTGCTTGACGTGTGGATCGTCTTTGAGCGGCGGATTCGGCCACCAGCCATCGAGCAGTGCGATGATCTCCACGTCGCCATCCCGCTGCAACAGCAGATCGTCGATGGTCCGCTGCAGGAACGGCTCTTCGCGCGACGGGATCAAGATGCTGACCTTGCTCACGTTCTGCCTTTCGGTTTGTCCAAGCCTCTTGCGAAAATCTCGCTCCAGAACTGCCGGCTTAGGTGCTCCACGACATCACAGAACACTTCCTCGGAGCTGTCCACCCTGACCTTCTTCGCCTTGACGGATAGACCAAAAGCCGGAGGACCCCACTTCCAGTGCTCAATTCGCAGGCGCCGTCGTTCGCAATACCGAAACGCCGCATGAGACAGTTCATGCGCGACAAGCCCCGCGCCAAGATGAGTCCGGGGAATGTAGATGATGCCGCACAGCCCAGTCTTGCGGGCGCGTTTGTCGTACTGCGTTACACCATCGACTGCGGCGACTTGCTGGGGATGAACCCAACCGGCGCACCGCCGCATCGTTGCTCGCATTGACCCAACGGTGTCAGCGATATGGACCGCAAAGTAAAGGCGTCCTCGACTGCTCGGCCGAAGTTCAAACGTAATTGGAGGCAACCATCCTCGGCGCTTCATTCGAGTTCCCAGTCCTTCGCCTTTACGTCCACGTCCGAAATCAGCCAGGGTCGCCACGTGTGATTGAGCATGATCTCGATGAGTCCCAACCGCAGCCGAATGATGCAGTGCGCGTCGTCCCACGCCCGTCGCCGCACGCTCATCCCGTCCATGACCGCGCGCATCGCCTCAGCGAAGTCCATCAGAACCGTTTCCTCGGATGACATGACGCGATACTGCTCGGCGTCAGGGCCGAGGGCCTGGTTTTGATGCCGCCTCTATTCGTTTCACTCGTTGGCTCAACGCCTTCACAGCGTCCGCTAGCGCCTTTACGGCGTCACTCAGATCGCTGATTGCGACGCTATAGTCAGTCATGTGCTTTGTCCTATCGCGCTCGTGTTGGGCAGGACAACTGCAAGGCAACGGATCCCAACACTCGTCACATTTCGTGTGCAGCGTGGCCATCTAACATTCCGCCTTCCGCGATTCGCGCCAGTTCTCCGGCCAACCGGGCAACGGCCAGAACTTCTCGACCAACCACGCGAAATCGTGTCTCCGCTGCTCCCACCGGTCGTTCCACCAGTGGTCGAACGAATACGCGATCCCCGCCTTCGACTGCCGCGGCGAGAGTGCGTAGCCCTGCCCGTTCCGCTTGTACCAGTGGGCGTACCAGGTCCGCTTATTGATGACGACTCGACCGCCGCCCAGCCACGTCTTGAAACCGACCTCCTGGAACTCCTGAATGAACGGTCCGTAGTGCGCCGTGTCCAGCGGGCCAATCCGCTCCCACTGCGTCCGCGACATCACCCAACACGAGCCCTGCGAACTCATCTCGTCATCGACAAGGAGATCCTTCCGGTCGATGGCCCGTTGATGCCAGACCCGCCCGCGCAGCACCGCCGGCCCGCTCTCCAACGTCCCTTTGAACTCACCCGAAAACGGCCATGCGATGAAGTGGTAGTCGCGCGCCGGATCCCGATGGTCAATCGTCCACGTCACCGGGTCGAGCGAGTAGCGTCGGGGGACCATGACCCACGAGTCATCCTCGTAGGAGTCTGTCAAGACCCGGTCGAAGCCAGGCGCGAACGCGCAATGCGCGTCACATTTGAGCAGCAGATCCCCCGACGACACCGCTGCCGCCTCGTTGATCGAGGGGCGCATCCCGTGAGGCTGGTCATGCCGGATCACCCGCACACGCGAGTCCTCCGGCAGTGAGACATCGAAAGGGGGACCGTCGAGGACCGCGATCACTTCGAGATCCCCGACGGCCTGACGGAGCACGTCTTCGACGGTTGCCCGCAGATACCGCTCGTTACGGGCCGGGATGAGCACTGAAAGCACGAACCGCCTCCAGACGTGCTGAGCGAACCGACCCGACCTACGCCGACGCCGACGGGGACACCGACGGCGACACGGACGGTGACACACTCGGCGAAGCCGACTGGCTCACCGACGGCGACACCGACGCAGACTTCGACGGCGAGACGCTCGGCGTGGCCGAGCCGCTCGTGCTCGGCGACACCGACGCGGAAGCCGACGCGGAGACCGACGGGCTTACCGACGGGCTCTTGGACGGGGACACCGACGCCGACAGGCTGACGGCCGTCTGGTTCTTGCTCTGGACAATGCACCACGACCCGCCGATGGCCACCAGTTCAATGCAATCCCCGATGGCTCCGCCGAACTGCAGCATGGCGGTATCGGTCCCACCGTTGAACGCCCCGCTGTCCAACGCGAGGGTGTAGGCGTAGGCCGCTCCTGCGACGATGAGTAGCCGGACGCCTTCCTGGTCGGCCGTTGGCGCCGCCAAGGTCATGGCGGCCGCGCTCGCCGCCTTGAGCGTGTGAAGCCCCCGCTCCGGCGTGATGGCGCCGGCCGCGCCATACGTGTAGAAGTGACTCGGGGTTTCGGGCACCCAATCCTCGGGCAACCCGACAACCGCCAGCGACAGAATCCCGTGATCCCGCGCCAGCGTGCCTTCCTGACCGCGCTCGACCCGGATCCATGCGGTCGAGACGGCCTTGATGGCCATGAACTCGTCGTTGACTCGCAAGACGTAGCCAACGGCGAATCCAGTACCCGACGTGACCGCGAACTCGGTCTGTTCCGAGTCGATGGCCGCGACGAGAGTGGTTGATGTCAGCGCCATGTCTTCCTCCCCTTAGGCGCTGAGGGTGATGTTCTTGTTCGTCACCACACAGTAGGATCCGCCCACGACGACACAGGTGATGACGTCTCCGATCGCCCCTGCCCATGTGCCGATGTTGTTCGTGGCCCCGTTGAAGTAGCCGGAGTCCAGCGTCAGGGTGTACGCCTGCGCCGCCGCCGCGATGAAGGTGAACTCCTCGCCTTCCATGTCCGCGGTCGGGGCCGCCAGCGTCATGGCCGCAGCCGAAGCCGCGATGAAGCGGTGCAGGCCAGGAGCGGGCGTCACCGCCCCCGCCGCCCCGTACGTGTAGATGTGCTTCGCTGGGCGCGGTGCCCAATCCTCCGGCGCCCCGACCACGGCAATCGACAGGATGCCGTGCGCCCGGGCGTTCGTGCCCCATCGGCCGCGCTGGGCCGTGATCTTCGTGCTCAGGATTTCCTGAATCTTCACAAACTCGTCGTTGATCCGGACGTAGTCGCCGACGTCGAACCCGGTCGCCGACGTGACGTGGAAGATCCGCTCGGTCGCGTTGAGTGCCGCCGCAATGGTCGTAGAGGTGAGAGACATTGTCCTGGTCCTTCCGTCCTGGGAGGGCCGGTAATCCAGGCCCTCCT